GCGAGCTAAGCCTGCGTCCTCGCGCCTTCTTGAAAGTCTCGATCGTAAAGCGGAACAGGCTTTCGAGTGGTTCTGGACCACTTGCTCGGCCGCCGAATGTTCTAAGCCTCGCCCCGGCAGGACGAACTCGACTGATGTCCCATCGCGGAACCTGACCAGTATAGAGGAGACCAATAAGTTCTCGGAGGGAACGCGCCCAGCCTTCTTTGCTGTCTGCGACATGGATTGTGGTTTCCGTATCTTCGAAGTGTTCATTGACGATGGGTAGCTGCTCGACGTTCTTAGCCTCGACGGAGAAGCCCACGCCGGTTCCGCACATGAGGATCAGCATCGCTTCATCAAAGGAGCGCGGGCTATCCACAGGAAGATATGCACAATTGTATCCGGCGATGTTATTACGCGCTAGAGCCGGGCCTGCCGTCATTAGTGCCCGCATCGAGGGCATTACCTCGAGGTTGACGATCTTCTCTCGGAGTTCACCAAGAATCCCATCGTTGGGATTTAGATGGAGCTGCGGACTAAAAAACCCGAGGTAGCGATCGACTACTTCGGGCCAGGTCTCGCGTCGCTTCTCGTCATCAAGCCATCGGCTGTATCGCGATGTGGCGATGAATGTTTGATAGTCGTTCAAAGAAATTCTTTCGGTTTGATTACATTGGGTGAGGCTTCCGCGAACATAGGGGCGATATCTGAATATTTATATCCAGCGAGACCACATCCGATTGGTGTTAGCTCGAATTCAAGATCGACCATTCGTGCAAATTCTAGAAACATGTCGACGTAATGTTTAATTGTTTCGAGCGGCAGCGTCTTCAGGTTCTTATCTTTAGTTGGAATGGCGAAAGAGGAGCCCTGTAGGCCGTAACCTACACCATAGATGGCTCCCTTATGCTGTCGTGCATACAGAGCTGCGCCTTTACCGTGACGGCCTGCTGCGTTACTCCCAAAGACGAATATCCGCTCGCTCACGTCGAGCTTTCTTTTTGTTCGGGACAATCCGAAGCCGGTACTTGATCTTGTGCAAGTCGCGCACGATTTCGCTCCGTTTCCGTTGCAATGATTTCTGCGCTTTTACCCGGTTTCGGTCGGTCATCAATAAGCATTCCGCAATGGGCCGCATCCATAATGATACAGAAGCAGGCTGCCGCGTGGGCCAGATGGAGGACATCAGCATCGGCGGACCGTTCCTCACCATCGAACCACGCATCCATGTGGCGATTAGCGGCAGCGAGATAGGTCACGGCGGGCACAGGTTTGTCTCGCCAGTTATACGGCCCATACTTCTCCGCGCCATCCCTGAACGCCTGAGCAATTTCAAGGATGGCAGCGGGAGGCACTAGATACGGATTTGGCTTAGACTGACCTGCAATCGTTTTAGGATTGGTGTTGTCAATCGTCATCTAGCGTGAATATTCCTGTTTCATGAATGAGTTCCGCATTGTCCATACAACGCTCGAAGAAAGCCTCCCAAATATCTTCAACACTAAGATTGAGAATCTCGGCAAGGCTTACTCCGTCATAGCGTTCAATGAGACGTTCGCGGAACTCTTGTGTGAGAGTGTAATCCATTTTACTTAGCTATATGCCTCTTTAATACGCTTGAGGCTGATGTGTTCAACGTCATAGGAACCACTCTCTACGCCGCGCTTGACGACGACCCCGGGGTTCCACATTTGGTTAGCGGGGCCTGCGAAATCAGCGTGGTAATCCTGGTACACTCCGACAACGCATCCGTGAATTTTGTTTCCTCGGACATCAGATCGGACACAGTAATCGAAAAGGTGGCTGTGGCCTTGGGTACAGGATGCGAGTTGTTTGAGGATGAGTGACTGAGCGTGCCGTTCACCAGAGATTGGTCGTCCCATGATACCAGACGTGAAGTAATGCTGGTACGTAACTCCGTCAATATCGACAGGTGTAAGGAACGGATACTCTTCCCATCCATACTCGCGGGATTGCAGATCGGAAAGACCGATTGTACCTTCAAGCACGGGGTCACGATCAATAGCCTTAGAAATACGGGCTTCGTGATTCCCGAGGGTCCTGACGAATCGGGGCAGCTTTTTCTTTTGCTTGCGGATGATGTCAAACATCTTCTCCTGAGCATCTAGGCCCGCGTCGATGTCGCGTTTGTACCGCCGTCCCTCGAAGCCCTTGGTACCCTTGTCGTAGTGGCAGAGAGAGGGCATATCCCACCAGTCGCCGATGTCAATAACTACGTCGGGCTTGATGTCATTGATTAGATGACCGAGCCATTGATAGCGTTTATTATTGAAGTCGGGGTGTGAGTGGGAATCTGGGATGATGAGGTGTGTCTTGCCGCTCAATTAGGCAGCCTCAAAGGCTTTGAGTAGTTTCAGAGCCTCCTGATTATCACCCAGCATCAGCTCATCAGTCAGAGCCAGATAGGCAGATTTCAGAGCTTTATGCGCCGCCTCTTCCCCTTTGGTGTCGTAAGTCGGCGCGGTCTCAGCGTTAAATTTAATCCGAGACTCAAGCGCACTCTTGTTGTTGTGACGGTAATCGTCATAAATTACCACGCCCGCATAAGAATCACGAACAGTCATCGGGATAGGTTCGACGATAGTGAACTCACCAGCTTGAAGCGCAGCCAGTTTTTCTGGCAGGGTCAAGGTCTTGCCCGGGGCGGAAAACTTACCTTTAAGGGCGGCTTTCTTGTCGTTAAAGATTTCTTGAGCCCGTTGTCGGGCATATTTGACTTGGGTTTGATTCATTTCAGCCATTCGTCTGGTATCTCCTCGTGGCACCAGAGGAACCCGTTTTTCTCGGCCCACTGTGCATATGATTGTTTTTGTCCACTAATGCGTGCATGCGCATCCCAAAAGCAGAAGCGAATATCTAAATCAGGGTGTTGCTTCTTAACGGCGATCATCTTAGCCGCTTCACCGCCCCCCGCCCTGAAACGTCCCTTAGCTTCAATGATAACACCATTAGCCAGTATAAAGTCTGGCTTGTATATGTGTGATTGAGTGTAAGGGAGTTTCAGAGTTTCGTACTCGAATGCAACCTTGCGCTTCTTGAGCGAGGCAGCAAGGGTACGTTCGAAGCCGGAGCGCATATTAGCTGTTCAGCACCGGTCGGGGCTCTAGCCGCTTGATGGAACGAACGTTGTCCATCGGGGTCGCAAACAGCAGCTTGCCCTCTTCGGTAACCGTGCCAGCAAAGACAGGGTTGAAGGATAGAAGCCCGTGCTCGACGATTTCGGTACCGTCCTTGAGCGTGAAGTTGTAGTCATAGGTTTGTTCAGGGGCGGCAACAGGAGCGCCGCTAAAGTCTACAATTTTGGACAATTTATGTCTCTTTCTTAAAAAGTTAACTCAGGTACTTTAGGCTCTTTAGCGACTGCAACTAGGTGCTTCGGACCGCCGGAGTACAGGAAGGTTCTTACGCCTACCCCGTCATTAGCATCAGCCCAACATCTAAACTTATGAGGACAATAGCTACAACCCACGGCAAGTGCCATGTTACCACTGAGCCCGTCCGGTACGGCTTCATAGCATCGCTCAGGTTCATGATCTGCGACGACCACTTCCTTAAGATGCTCGATACGTTCTTCAATACGGAGGCCCTCGGTTTCTTGCTGGGGGACTTGCAAGAGGGCAAGATGGCCATTCTGTTTGTCACCCGCGAGGAACGCCCCCGGAAGGCCAAGTGCAGTCGAATAGCCTCCGATTTGGTCAATGTAACCAAACGGGTCATCTTCCGCGAGCGTGCCATATTTGAACTTCTTGAATGCATAGGTCGATGCACTCTTAACGTCGACAACGTGCCCATCAATTACTGCGTCGATGTGGCCTTTGATGCCGTTGATTTCGACCTCGGCTTGCTCTTGGGAGACGTCGTGACCGGCGCACTTGGCGAGGAAGAGGAGGACGGATTCGTAGACGTCGCCGATGAGGAACTTGAGGAGCGTGTGCGGCTCAAGAACTTCCTTAGTGCCGTCATCATGGAATTCATACCAGAGCTGACGGTCCGGCTTGCCCAGATTGGACATGCGAAGAGTAGGTACGCGGGTGTCACCAGCAACGATGAGACGATCACGTACCACCTTGGCGAGGTCTTCAGCAAACCCACTGACCAATTTTGGGCTTGGCTCATGACCTTTTCGAAAGAGATCATAAATGTCTTCAACGAGACTTTCAATTTGTTTAGCAATAATTATTATCCTTTTGAATTGGATTGCACAGTCGGCCCCTTACCCGTCGCCCCTGTGCAGCACCTCCACGCCTAATCGCCGGAGGGCCCCATCAAGTCCCCTTCGGGAACCTCTTAGTACTCAGCCTTAATCAGAATTTCGTCGTAGTCATCGAGCTTGACCTCAGCCATGTCGACAGCTTCTTCGGCCGTAAGGCCACGATGAATCTCTTCGGCGATGCCGTCTGTGCCAGAGCAGATCAGCTTATACATTACTGACTCCAATCCTCAACCGACCCATCGTCGTTGTACGTCGGCAGGTCTTCATCGTCACCGGCACGCCCTTCGTACTCGACGTGCTCAACAACCTGCATCTTGATGAGGCCGGGCTTAGTCTCGCCTTCGTACTCGTTCAGGGCGATCTTGAAGTTACAGACCGAGCCGTTGCCAATGAGAGCCTTTTGGTCCCAAGGTTGACCCTTCTTGTTGACGACCTCGATGGGCTTACCCGCCGAGCCGTCCTTCTTCAGTTCACGACGCTTGAACGTAATGAAGTCACCACGGTCGTCGTCCTTGTTCTTGATGCACGACTTAGACATACCAGCTTCAAGCAGCCGGGCCTTAGTCGGAGCATCGAGACACATGTCGACGGACCATTCTTTGTATTGCTTTTTGTAGCCCCAAGCAGGAGCGCCAAGAACTTTGGCGTAGTGTACTGGACCTTGAATTACCAAGTTTTGTTTTCCGTTTCTTATTGTTTGTTATGAAAGCGGGGGAGAACCCTACTCTCTTATTATAGCATATATGACAAATATGTCAACTAGAAAATGCAGTGATCGTATCTACCGGTCTTAACTTTCTCCGTGTTGTAACGTTCTCGTAGTTCTGCGTAGGCCTCTTGGAGAGCTTTGAAAGCTTTCTCCAGATCAGCTCTTGACATTTTCTCAATAATGTGTTAAAATCCTCTTACAGGCAGGGTAAGTAGGGATAGGATTATTAGAGTATGGACCAATAATAATCTTTGTCTTCCTGTGATACGGTATCCGCCGTCGGTGTGTCAGTGCGCTTCGGCCCAATTGAGACCGATAGAGGCTTCCCCCGCGAGCGGTACGCGGAACCCAAGCTCCTCACCTGCATCTCGAATACAATCAGAGGCAACTCCACCAAACTCTTGTGACAGAGCCACCTCAACTTCGTACTGCCATTCGTCGTGCACATTCGCTTGTTGTCTGGCATCCCATCCTTTCTCTTCAATGATGCCATCGAGCATGATAGACGCTACTTTCATAACCACGGCCTCTGCAGGTTGAATCTTATAGTTCAGGGCGGCGGACTCATTCGTGCATCGAACAAATCCTCCGTCTGGACACTCCAAGAACCCATTGTTCGCTCTGAATTCAGCCTTTGCACGTTCTGTGGCCTCCTTGAGTCCGGGGGTCACTTCGTACATTTTCTCTTGAATCCAAGCCCCATATTCAGCTTTCTCTTTCGAGGTCCCCTCTTTACCTGCTGTCGTCGCAAGCTTCGGGGGATAAGCACCAAATAGGTTGGCGAAAAATACGTTCTTCGAGGGTTTGCGCCTGATACCCATGATATCAGCGTTCTCTTGGTGGGGGTCAGGGCAGAACTCTGTGTCCCAATATCTGCGCCCCGCGTTGGGGTCAGGGAGGACATTAGCAAAGCACCGCATCTGGATCGATTTGGCATCTACCCCCACTTGTCTGTGGGTCTCTGGGTTTTCTACCCCCCAGAGGGATCGGCACTCAAAGCCATACTTAACTTCATTACCGGGGATGTTTGCCGAGTTAGGATTGAAGTGTGTCATTCGGCGGGACTGTGCCCCACATGTCAACACTCGCCCGTGAATACGGGAATCCGTACGGTCTACCGCATTTAGCCATGTCGTGAGCATTGAGGAACGCCCGGACAAGACAAGCCAGTCGGCAATAGCTTGGGCCTCTGGAACGCCTTTCTTGGAGTTGGCGAACTCTACGAGGGTATCTTCATCGACGGACCAGCCGCCGGTCTTGGTCTTCTTGGAGGGTTTGAACCCGATGGATAGTAGTTTCTCTAGTCGCTGGGGTGGGGAGCCAATGTTGAACTCTTTCCAATCGAATATCTCGTACGTTCCAGCGTCCGCATCAAGTTCCAGTTTGGGGTACTGTGTAAGATGCCGTTCAAACGATGCGTAAGGAGTTCCATCTGCCTTAATTCGGTAGTTGTAAATTCCTTGCGATTTAAGCACTGGCGGGAAAAGTTGTCTAATTGGTTCGGCAAGAGCGTCTTTTTCTCGTCCAACTCGTTCAAGGAGTTGTTCAGCTCCCGCAATGTCGAAGTAAAATCCGTTTCGCTCTTGTTTGTCGACGACGACTCTGATGTCATGTTCGATCTTGCAAGACTTCTCGGAGAATCCTCGTGATCGCATTCGAGAGCTAAGTGCAAGAAATACTCGCTTGGTAAGACGGACATCTTGTTTACATCGCTCCAACATCTCTGGTGAATACTGGCTCCAATCTTCATGGGCCAGCTTGGGGAACTTCATGCGTTCGCCCCATGCCTCCAGCGAGTGACCGCCTTTCATGCGTGGGTCGTACATGTAGCTGAGAACTAGGGTGTCGACTACCCGGTCGAATGGGATGCCGCAGCCCCACAGGCGATTAAGGTGAGGTACATCAAAGCTGAGAAAATTATGACCCACGAAGTAGGAGTCACGGTTCGCAGCGACGAAGCGATTGAACTGTTCACGATCCAAGAAAGTGAGAACTTCGCCTGTAGCTGCATTTTCGCATACCACAACCCAGATTCGAGTCGGCGTAAGGCTGTCGGCTTCAATGTCGGTGATCCAGTATTTGTCAAGTGTTTTCTCGTGGTTTAGATACATTATGCTCCTTAAGGAGTTCTTGTAGAAGTTTCGGCGTATAGTTGATTTGTTCAACCGATACGTTTATATATCTGGTGTCAGGCACTAGACGCTTAGGATGTTTGTCGGGACGCATCACAAGATTGGCGTGCAGATGCCCATGAATGTTAACACCCCACCGCCCGAGGCTCTCCTCGTGCACGGGAATATGGGACATGATGACTTTAGCACCTTCATGCTGAACAACTTGATAGGCTCGAATATCGTCGAAGTACGGAAGATAATCATTCAGTCTAAAGATATCGTGGTTGCCTTTGATGAGACACAGACGGCCTTTGAGGCGTCCGAGCGTCTTCAGACAACGTCTGTTGATGACCACATCACCTAGATGGTATACGCGGTCCTTGTCTTCTACCACGGAATTCCAGTTGGCCACGAGGGCCTCGTCCATTTCATCAGGGTCGGTCCATGGGCGGAGTTTAGTACCATCGGCTCGGAGAAAGTGGCAGACTCCGGCATGGCCGAAATGCGTGTCAGAAATGACCCATGTGCGTCCGCTCAATGGTAATATCCTCGTGGCGCTTGATTGAGGCTGTCGACAAACTTATCGCGGGCCTCTTCATCAGAGAAGAACTTATCTCGGACCCGGCCAGAGTTATCGCGATACTTGACCGACCAGCCGCCCATCCGCATTAGGATACGAACTTCGTAGTTATCGGGGTCTTTATTTGTCATCTAGCCACGCTTCTTCCCAACCTAAAGCCCATCTACCGGCAGACTCATGCCAATCGTATGGGTTATCGTTTAGCTTCTTATCCAGATAGTAAGCGTTGTACCCTTCAAGGAATTCAGATGTCTCAAATAGGGTTCTTAAATCCATGGCGCATCAACGGTAACACCGCCGCCGCTCACCCCCGAATTTGTGTACTCGGCAAGTTTCATGATTTGGTCCTTCGACATATTAGATTTAAGAAGATTGGCTCTTGAAGAGATAACACCGACGTTGCCCTTGATGTAGCCGAGTGCGTCGTCCTTACGATCGAGGACTGGCGAAGCTTTGGTGCATTTCTCTTTTGCAAAGAAAAGTTCATAGCCTAGGATTGGGCAATGCGATGGCACAACAATGTCAGAAAGCTCGATGTTGAAATCGAGGCCTTTACGTTTGGCCCGACCTCTGGCGCTTTCCAACATGATTGCTTCGGGACATTCCTCCTTGCGTTGATGATACCGTTCAGCACGCTGGGCCCTAATCACTTCACCGTTCTCAGCGTAATATTCACGGTCTCGCGCCCGACGGTCTTCAGGTGTCAAACCCACGGGGCTTCCACTTTCACTCCACCCCCACCGCCATTTTCATATTTCTGAATTTCTTCAGCATCGAGTTCGCGCATACGGCCGGACATATCGTCGTAAAACAGATACACTCCGGGGCCGGTTCTACCGCAGAAGCGGTTCTTCTGAATTACGCACTTAGTGACGTTTCTGCGCCAACTATCGGGGTCCTCCTTGAGGCGTGACAACTTAACCACGATATTGGAAATCTGCTCGGGGCCCGCGCTAGACCTAATTTGGCCTTGACGATTCTGGTGAATAACGGCCACAACGGCAATGTTAAGCTCCATGCAAAGTGTCTTGAGCTTGGTGCTGATCTCATCGAGCTGCTTTCTTTCGTCTCCGTTCTGGTCAGAGACAATGATGGAGAGGTGATCTAGGAAGATGTACTTGCACCCCAGATTGTGCATGTGTCTTATTTTGGCGAGGACCTCATGGATGCTGTTAGAGCCGAAATGGTCCCATACCACAACGCGATCATTATTGATAACGGCATCATAATACCCTCGAAGCTCCACAGTGTCGACGCCTGCACGAACATCAGGGAGGTGAAGGGGCTTATCAGCACTGATAGACATAAGGCCCAACGCAGTATCTGAGTTACTCTCCTCAAGGTGGAGGAACCCAATCCCGTATCCTTTCTCAGCGCAAGCCTTATCCGTGAGAATGAAGTGTTCAATCTCTTTTAGATAGCTTGTTTTGCCGACCCCGGTGTCAGCCGTCACGAGGACAACCTCGCTGAGCCGCATACCATAGGTCATGTCATTCATCCCTGCCCACGGGTAGGGGACAGTCTCGTAGTTCTTGGGGGTGCTGATTTCGTCCCACATATCCTTACCCAGCTTGAGACCGCTGGGGGTAAAGGTCGGGGCCGCCCACCATTCCTTGGTGAACTTGGCTGCCCAACCTTCGATAAGGTAATCATTGGGGTCCTTGGCGTCAGCAAGCGTCAGGACACGCACCTTACCGATGGGGAACATCTGGGCCACCGCGAGGGCAGCCTCTTGGCCCGGGTAGCGGATGGAGCCGTCGGGGGCCACCTTGGCTTCATCCTTGTCGAAGCAGATGACAATAGAGTCGAAGGAGTTTAGGTACTCAAAGTTTTCAGCAGCGTCCTTAGTTGCCTGACCAGCCGACTTGACTGAGACAACGGGATATCTGCTTCCCTGCATCTCGTACGCAGCCAGCGCATCACATTCTCCTTCGACAATGGTGATAGCCTTTGCGGAACCCGCCGGAAATACGTTTTGTCCAAACAAGGCGGCTTGAGACGACTCACCTTCCCATAGAAATCCTTTAGTACTCCGGCGTCGGAGTTTATTAGCAATGTGCACGCCATCTCGGGTGTAGTATGGGTATACGTGCTTGACTTCATTGCTCTCGTCCCTGTCATTGGTGACACCGTATTTCTTGGCCGTGGCTGCACTGATGCGCCTGTCAGCCAGATCGGTGAATTCTTTGGGAATTGGTCTAATGGTTTTTACGTTTGTCGTCAGTTTCTTCTCCCTCACTTCTTTCGGTGAGCTATTTGTTTCAAAAGGGTCGTTGCCCTTACAGGAGTGGCAGTGCGTGCCCCATTCAAAGAGCACTGCTGCATCAGAGGAACCGCACAATCCACAGGGCTGGTGGGTCTTAAGTGGTTTGGTTACTTGTACCTCCGCTTATGTTGCTTGACCCATCGCATCGGGCCGAATGAGTAATGGTATCCGTCGAAGTGGAATGCCGTGCTCCACCATGTCCAGTTCTTCCAGCAGAAGATCATCCGAGGGCCTCCTTAATCATGGGAAACTCCGCGAGAATAAGCTCACGAAGTGATTCAGCCAACTCCCGGTGCTCCTTTTGGGTGGCGGGGTGGCATCGGACTTCGAAGTAGTGAATCCAGTTACGGATATCACCTTGGACGTACATGCGGGACGGAATAAGTCCTTCGGGCAAAAGCGCACGGGCGACCTCTTTAGCAATACCCATAGCGAGGGCAGCTCGATAGGCCTCGATACAAGTAGCACGAACTGAGTCGACGAGTGCAGTCCACGCGGCTTGCTTAACCTTGTCCACAAGAGGAAGCGAGTTCTGTCGATTCTTGTGATCCTGAAGGCGACCTTCTCGCTCCCGATACAGATCGTCGTATTCAGCGTATCGCCCAGAAAACTCTTGGAACTTGAAGCGATGTCGTAGTAGTTGACGGCCGATATCTCGTGGTACTTCAACAAGGACACAGGCGCACACCATTTCAAAGGGGCTCCAGTGGCGATTCCGCATCAGATACGAGATCAGTCTCGGGGCCGTTTCATTGTTGTTTTCGTTGGCCGGGTTCGACACACGGGCCATCTTGGCAACCAGTTCGTCGCCGTTGGGGGTGGCCCAGATGAGTTCTGTCTTCAAAAGGGCTCCTCCTCGTTGAACTCTTCGTCCTCGAAGACCTCAAACTCATAATCATCATCGCCGGTATTGGCAGTTTCTTGAATAATAGCCTCGCAATGCGAACACGGCCGCGTTTTCATGTCTCGGAAGTCGATACGCAATTCCTCAATCGGGGAACCACAGATATAACATGGGGAAATTTACTTATTCCTTCTTTTTATTGAGATTTTTACAGATTTCTCGTGCTTTGACCAACGATGCCCGGCAATATAGGCGTCCATTCTCGTCTTTGATCCGGGCACGTCCCGAGTTATCATCGGGCGAAAAGATGAAGTACCTCACAGGAACCTCCGAAACGCATTCGCGTAACTCATGATAGTTTGTCCGGCCAGCCCCGGCGCAGTATTGATCTCAAGCACGTAGGCCTGGCCATTCTGCTGGTTCCAGATGACATCGACAGCCCCGAAATCCAGCCCCGAGACCTCAAGGGCCTTGACCGCCTGATGTAGAACATCGGGATTCGGCGGTGCAACCTCGCGGGCAAAGATGAAGCCGTTGGCATGGCTGCGAACGTTCCAGTCCGGAACGCCCTCGAACCTCGGGTCACGAATCTTGCGCTGGCTGTCCATGACGTGGAGCTGGTCACCATCACGGTAGACGTGAATGCGCCACTCTTCTTTCTTCGGCACATACACAGTATACAGCGGAGCGGCAGGAATGTCAACCCCCGGCCCCTCAAGAATGATTATGCCTTGACCACTATGTCCTTGAAGCACAGTGCGTGCCACCACCTTTTTGCCATCGTCCAGCCATCGTCTGACCACCTCACGATCAGTCGTGAATTCGGGGATGCGAGGGGCACCAGCGTTAGCGCATGTTTGAAAGAACAGGAGTTTATTGGATACACGGCCCACGGCCTCCGGCTTGTTGATGATGGTGGCACCGGCCACATTGTCGGGAAGCTGGCTGGACCCCCAATTGATGACGGTTTTCTGACGATTGCCGACATATCGGGAGCCCTCACGCTTGATGCGGCGGACACCGAGAGCCTCGGCGAGGGCCTTGGCCCCCTCAGAGGCCGGGTTATGGGCATAGATATTCAGGGCCATTTTAGATATTGTCCTCATTATTGACTACAAATTCGGGATTGCCCATAGCATCCAAACGCCAGTTACCAGCACGAAGTGCCGCCGGCATTGGGTCCCAGATACCGTGCATTACAGCCCCAGCCGGTGCTCCAAGTTCAGCAGGAATCGCTCGAACACGCCTACGACGCGGCGGCTGAGGGGCTCCAACGTTGAAGAAGTCCATGTCGTCAGGGGCCGGAGCGGCCTCTTCAACCTCATTAGGACGCCTCTGAGGGCAATCAGCTACACCCGGTTCGGGCCAGTCTCGACAGTAGGCCAAATCCTGTGCCAGACGAACGCCACCATACAGCAGCTCGTTGAGATCACGTTGACCGATGACGCCCGCCGTGATATTGTTGTCACCGGGGAGATACTTCAAGGTGAATGCCAGCGGGCCCATCATCGACAGCTCCTCGCAGAACACGGTGGGCGTGACGACCTTCTTGGCGGCGTCCTTGAGGGCCAGCAGTGCCATGACCCAATCGGTGATGAAGGCAGGGTTGAGGTTGCCGCGCATGGCCCGGAATTCGAGAGTGCCGTGAGTTCGCGTGGCCCGGACGTTCATGGAGGCGTACTTGAGGTCCCCGTTGACGAAGGCCCCCAGATTCTCCGTCTTTAGGCCCTCGATGATGCAGCGGATGGGCTCGTCGGCATCCTTGAGGCGCAGACAGAACTTGTTGCCAGCACGCTCGGGGCCAACGACGTTGACGAGGGCCTCCTCGAAGATGGCGAAGAGTGAGACAAAGTTGACCCACTGGCGCACCGTCAGGTCTTGCACGTTGATGTGGACGTGGACAGACGTGCGGAAAGAGAAGACCATGTCACGGCCTCTAAGCCCGGCCGCCAGTGTGTCGAGAGTGGCTCGAACTTTGTCACGCAGTACAGGTTGACGGATCACATACTCGATGCCGCCACCACGGAGTGAGCCGTCGGCGTGTGGAACCCAATTCGTGATAGTCTCTTCGGGCCACGGGCCGCCCTCGACTTCAACCTCGATGCCGACCTCACCTTTGGGGTAGCGCGTCCACGGAAAGACACGTTCGAGAAGAGTGTCGGCGTACTCAACCTTATTCTTGGCCATTATGCTGCTTTCAGGACTCCAGTTGGCGCACAGATTTCGCGCAGATATTTGAACTCATCGGGCAAGGCGAATTCGAGAGTCTCGCTGAACGAAATCTCCCGCCCTTTGTATTCGAGGAAATGCAGATTGTTGAACTGCGGGTGACGTTTGACGGCCAGTTGTGGACTGACGGCCACGGACTTGGTCCGCTTGTCCAGCAGCTTGGCCCGGACCTCTTCCATCGTAGGGTACACACCTTTCAGCATGTCCACGAAGCCTTGGTCGCGGATGGCCTTGGCAAGACCCAGCATGTCACCGTATGCGTCACGGGCCCCTGCGATGGTAAGATTGTTGTCGCTGAGCCCCTGTTGCATCTGACGGGCCGGGCGGCGGGAGACGTGGTAGCTGTTGCCCGTCTTACCATAATTCATGTAGCCAAGGCGGTATTGCTGGCAGTTGAACCGAGCATCCCGAACGTCACCGGTCTGAATCTGGGAGCTGCCATTCAGCGGGAGGACGTAGAAGTGGGCGAAGAAATCGGGGGTGACTCGCTCGACGTAAATCGGATCGTTGCCCCAATAGCAGACCGTGGCCCGTAGGTAGGAGTTGGCGTCGTCGGCACGGTCAAACATCAGAAATCAATACCCCCTTCACCCGCATAGGGGCCCTCGTAGATGAAGTCATCGTCGAAGTCGTCATCCAGCACGCCGTCGTCATTGTACGGGTCGTAGGGCTCTTCGTCATCTTCCATTAGGCGGCTTCCTTGAGTTGGCTGTAGTCGAGACCGGTTTCGAAGTCATACTTCTCATGCCAATCGGTCACATTGTTGTCAATGAGTTGCTGGGCCAAGTCCCCGAACTGTGCCGCCTTGTCGTTGCCAGCCACGAGGTCATCCATGGCCTTAATCGTGGCATTGTAGACGAAGCGTTGAAGGGCCTCGGAACGCAGCCAAGTGTTGCTGGCGACGCGGTACTCGAATCCGTATGGCTTGGGACGCATGGCACCCGCCTTACCATAGAGTTCACGGCGACGGTTGTCCGGGTCCCACATCAAGGAGGCAAGACCGACATAGTAGTCCATCTGCCGGGCGGCCCCGACACAGGACATGAAGTGGTCATCGCCATGAACATCAAAGCCTTCGCCCCAGCCGACATGGATATGGCCGGAGCCAGTCCTGAACATCTGGGCGGCATCGGGCACCGGGTTGGGGGCCAAGGTCCACGCGTTGAAGTCGGGGTTGCAGCCCAGCTCGACGGCCTTCTTGGGCAGCTTGCGGAAATACTCCGGGTCGAACTCGGCCACAGGTTCCGCCACGATGTCCACGTTGAACTCGGCCACGGCCTCACCCATCTGGGCACGGACCTCGGCGATGTTGCGGATGAATTCCTCGCAGCTGAGGGCCGGATCGATGTTGAACTCAAGGGCCGTGCCGTCGATCTGGAGAGCGCCACCTTTTACCGGGGTGGGCTTCTCCTTGGTGCCCTTGAGCATGTTATGCGCCGACACGAACAGGCCAGTCTCGCGGGACCGGGTAAAGAGTTCGGGGTCAGCACCCACTTTGAATTGCATAGTTGTCAGAGACTTTCTTTGATCGTGGTTTCTTTGAAGATGTTTTCGGGGCGACTCCAGTACCCGCTTCTCACAGAGTCAGCACCACACGACTGGACTTTATAGCCAAACTCACGCAACTTCTGCGCTGTGCGCCACATCTCGCTCTTGGCGGCCCGCAGCTTGTTCGCGAGGTCCTGCGGGGTTTCTTCTGGGGTCACAAGTTCGAAATCGTCAATTCGATAGTAATACTGGTCACAGTAAAAATCGTGTGTTTTGACACGGATTGTTCCGGCCGCCACCTCGGTTACTTCAAACGGACCCGGCTTGCTGCTCAGGCTAAACACCGAACGTTTCGGCTTGAAGCTCACTTTGTCGCCAATTTTAATCATCTTTATGCAGCCTTTCCGAGCATCTCACGGACAAGTTTAGAATCATTTTGACAGCCCTCACAGACCGCCGCCTCACGATCGAACCATTTCACATTGTCGTGGGGTCCAATGTCGCAGCCCATCCATCGGCAAGTGCCTCCGGTACGCTCCATGAACTGTCGTTCGGTGAGGAGTTCGTTGTTGTAGCCCTTGACGTTGTGGACTCGATCAGATGCCCCTGTGAAGGGATCACCATCGACAGCGGGTCGATAGGCTTGGAGTCCGGCCAGTCGCCCTTGCTCCCACTCAGAACGATGCTGAGAACCAGCAGGATAGCCACAGTTGCTTTTGGACAAGCCCTTCTCACCAGCCAGCCACCCCTCCTGATACGCCTGATCGAGGGACTTCCGGGCCTCAGTGGACAGTGGTACTGCTGATACCGCTAATTTGCGCTTCTCGCGCTGCAAGGCGATCCGCGCGGCGAGCCCGCTTAGCTTCCCGTCGGAGTCGCTTTTGCTCAACGGCTGCCCGTTTGGCTTCACCAGTGGGCTTCCACTTTCCATTACCGCCGAACCCCTGTCGGCGGGGCCAATAGTCGGAGGACCCAGCTGCAGTTGCGCTCGATTCCCCGGAACAAACCCCATGAAATCCAGCTCCCACATCTCCTGCCCGTCCGTCCACGGCAGCTCTTCGGCGAAGTTTCTTCGAGCCGCGCTTGGAACGAAAGGGGGCCGGACCCACCCCTTGACCTCCGTGATAGATGGTTCACCGAATACCTGATTGTAGACGGGGACTGTAAAGCTGATCCACGTGTCCGGCTTTGGAGTATAAATTTCCCCGTGCTTCACGTTGTTGCGGTCGGGGCCAAGAATCCAGCGAAGCATCCCAGCCTCGGAGGCCCAATAGATCATCTTCCCGTCGTCGCTGAACGTATAGGCGAGGGGGCGCTGGTTGTTGCGGAGGAAGTTGATGGAGTTGTTGCGCTTGTCATACCAGACGAGGGCCCACGCGCCGGACATCTCCTTCATCACCTCGACGAGATCGAACTCGTTAAGGTTATGGTACAGCGCCTCGGAGTCGGTGCCGAACTTAGCATTGTCAACCAAAGCGTTGCGGGCCCTGTGTTCGAGTGTGCCGTTGTGGACACCGACGATATTCGAGAACTCGAAGGGGTGAGCATTCTCGTCGCTACGCTCGCCTACCGTGGCATAGCGATTGTGTCCGATGAACACGTCGTTACGGGGTGACAGGTTGTCCCGGAACGCTTGCTCACAGAACAGCTGAATCGGGGAGCCAGCCTTCTTGACGACCGTGGTGGTGCCTGCCCCGATATCAACAAAGGCCGCACCGGTACTGTGCAGCCCTCGGACCCCATCGGCCCAGATCATGTCCCGGAAGATATCCGGGTCTCGAAGACTGGTCCAGCCAGCCGCCCCAACAATACCGCACATTTATGTCAATTCCGTTTCAAGCGGCGCGTTAGGCCCTTTGATGATAAATGGTTTTTCGAAATCGGCTCGCATCAAATCACAATAAAGATAATGTGATTGACCAATTTCAATACAAAGGTCGAACTCAAAGCCCTGTTTTTGGATCTCCCACATCTTCTGTTCAGCCAAAATAAGGAGATCACGAAGATCACGAGATAGCCGTTCCATCTCTGTCGATAGTTTCACCCTGCCACCATTCGTTCCATGAGATTAAAGAAGTAGTCCGTGCACGCCTTCTGATTGCGGTGCTCGGGATGTGGCTGGAAGCACAGGGAGTTGGACTCCTCATACCATACAACCTCAACGTCATTCAGCTCTTCGGGCCGAGCGACGTGGTCTTTGCCGATGTGCCATTCATCACCGTCCGCGATCTTCATCTGTGATTCACGCGCATGGGCCAATACGATGCCATCCTCGCCCGGTCGCATCATCTGGTGATGGGTGCTAGTGACACGTACAACCTCGCCGGTCACGAGGTCAATGAGATCATGCGGTGCCCCGGCGTGACGGTCGACGTGCTGCCACATCTTGCCGCCGTTCATGACGTTGAGGAATTGGCCACCGCGACAGATTCCGACCTTGAACTTGTCACAGGCATAGCCGAATACTCGCATGTCGATGTCGTCACGATCTTGGTCGAAGCCCGACATGCTATGGCCCTTGTATTCAGCGTTCTTCTCACCGTACAGGGCCGGATTCACGTCGGCACCGCCTGTCCAGCAGACGATATCGGCTTCATCAAGGTCAGCCCCTAGGAGGCCTCGTTCAAAGAACATCCGCATGTACTCAGCCTTGCCGGGGCCGTGGACGTAGATTTTGAATTTGGACCAGTCGAACGGCTCGACCTTGGGTGGGTTCTTAACTCGCTGCGCCAATGCGTTCTTGCTCCTTGATGCAAGCGGCCACTAGGGCCTCGAAATCGGGATTCATATCAGATCGACCGCCCGAATATGTCTCGGTAACGCCGGTTATGGTGTTGGTTCGTGTTACCGGGCGCGGGCCCCAGATTTCGACCGGAGGCGTGTAGTCGCCGTCCCAAATGATGTCGGCACCACTGTAACCGATCATTACACCCGGCTTGTCCAACTTCTTTGGATCGGGGCCCTTCAACAGCAACAGCGGTGACACACGCGCTGTCAATGCCGCGTGCCCGCCGTAGTACCTATCGTCGTTATGACCGCGTGTGGACAGGTAAAGGGCGTACCACGGGGCCACACCGGCTTGGACACGCTGGTACCACACATCACAATATTTCGCCCATTCGGTGGCGAAGCGGGAAACGATGAGGAAGTTGTACAGAAGATTTGGCGGTGCCGTGTCGATGTCACCGATGACGAATCCATGCTCGATGACGAAGTCGATGTCACTGTTGAAGTCTTTCGTGATAGACCTCCACGGTGACTCCGGGCCACAAATCCACTCGAAGAAGGCACGAGCAGCGGGCCGAGAATTGTCAGCGACGCAGGCCTCACGTAGCCCGATATTGCGTGAACGGGACCACAGGACGGTAGAGATGCGGGAGAACTGTGTGATACCGGCATGACAGGCTTGGTGATGCGTTCCGACTACTTGGCCATAGCTGAATCCGCCCATGTCCCATATGATCTCCGGTTCTGGGTGCTCGCGTAGCCATTGGCGAACCTTGTCAATATCGGTCTGTTCGGTGGGTTTCAACGGCTCAGGCTCCGGGGCTGACGCTGGTATTGATATTGATATCGGAATCGGCGGAGCACCCCATATAACTTCTGGGAAGTACACACACTGGCCATAGATACCAGATGAAGACGCCCTCTTTCGAGTCTTCGGCGGCACCTTCTGACCCTCCGCCCTGAACCTGTACGTAGCCGGATTGGCCCCGTACTTGTCAGCGAAATGGGTATCAGGTTTCTTCACGTTCGACCCAATCGCCGCCAGCAATGCGGCTGTAACCGTCCACATTACGGTTAATGACATAGATGTATGCGTAACCGAACTCTTCGGTGTTGTAGTTGTCGCGCAAATACAAGGAGTTATCGGGGGAATTTTCGCGGTACCCCTCGTACGCATCCAAGCGGTCGAGCACATCCGGCACCGCAGCTTCATCGGTAATTTCCAGCACGTCACAAACGACGCCTTCTTCATTACCGTCAAGCACTATGCCGGGAAAGCCTCCGAGATGATACATGGAGCCGGGAATACGCACTTGGCCCAAATGCGTGGTGTATTTGTTAAGGCCGAAAGAGAAGTAAGCGCCTTGTCCGACACGCAGTGTGCCATAGACAAGGATTCTAATTAACACTCTTGAACCATCCTTCGATTCTGTTGCCCGTATTCGGGTTCGTTGATGTCATCTTGCACTCGAAACCGAGTTCGGCAAGGAGCGGGCCGTAGACCAGATGTTGACCACCGGCTAGCGCCACCTCGTAGGACCATCCAGACTGATATTTGTGGTTGGCCAGCATGTCCTTCTGTCGAACAGCCTTGGCCCGGCCACTGGTGCCGACGCCCCTGAGATAGAAAACGAGATGACCCATCAGCCGACTTTCCCCCAAACGGTTTCGATTTTGTTGGTGGCCAGCAGCGTGAATCCAGCAGCCACAAGTTCGGGCTCCATCCAGCCGCGCTTTTCGTTGGGACAGTGGACGCGGTACTGCATTTTGTGCCTGTACTCAAGAAGCGGCCCCTTCGCGAGGTCCCCCGGGTTCACCATCTTGAGTTCATTGATACCGCAGCAGAACTGCCGATGAGATGTGGCATACATCAGGCAAGACCCCGACTCAGGCGGTCGATGGTATCCAGTACCATGAACATCACCCACAATCCGAGCAAGGCAAGAAAAAACCCCGCCGCGAAGGACGGGGCAAGTTGTTTGAAGCGATCTCGTTTACGCATTGAAGCGATTTCTCCATGCTGTCCGCCGTTCCATGGCGTCGACCCACAGCCACAAGACGTGGCAAAGGCGCGCGCCGACCCCGGCGAACAGAGTAAAGGTCATGATAGATGGCCACACCATCAGCAGTATGGAGGCCAAGACGAACCATCCGAGCCAGTTACGGCTCCTGATGTGCCCCCATTGCGTCCACTGGATTCGCCGAAGCGTGTGCGTCCTCGCGTAGTTGAACTTGGACAAGGTGGAACCTCCCGCACAGGGCTAGAATGGGTTGGGTGTTGACGGAGCGAAGCAGGTAGCTACGGAACATAGCGTCCTACTCGTTACGGCCAGCGAGACGACCCCGCTCGGCATTGCGAAGGACAGCCCGGACGGCATTGCGTTCCGCTCGCGTGGACCCGGCGGGCAGGTCGATGGACACGGCGTTGCCGAAGCGGGCGTGAGTGATAATAAATTTCATTGCGGTTCCCTACATGAAATTAGTAATAGATGATTCCGACTAAGCTAAGCCGTCGGCGTTTAGTTGAGGCGGCTGAACGTGTACGGACTCAGAGTACACACGTATCGATGTTAAGACAAAAAGAGAACACTCGCTATCCATCGCCGTCACACCGCACACGAATTACCCGTCAGTATAGCACAGCCGACCGGAGAGGGTTGAGCTACGGACATTGGGAATTACGGATAGGTCACACGCCGATGAACACCGAGTGTTCACTTGTGGTCTCAAGACTATACGGCGGGGAGACCCTTCAATCAGGTCCGCCTCTTTAATCGTTAACACAACACCCGTTTCATGGCATTGCTACGAACCGCTTAATTGACGCCCGTTGTTACGTGCGGAGCCACACGACTACTGCCTCCGGTCGAACCCCGCTCCAACATGCGTCGCCTTACGAGCTAAACGCTGGGTACAAGCGAGGGGCCGGGGTGCACAGCAGTAATTATTAAAAGAAATACCCTGCACCGAAATGCTCGGACAGGGCCTTGATGCGCTCATCGCCGGGCGTCATCACATCAAAGTGGTATTCCGCAGCGAAGATGTATTCGTCAGGCCGGACCTCGATAACCGGAGGCGAAGGCGTGGGATTCTGGTGGTCAGCCCGCCGGGTGGTCGTTCTCATATTCTCCCCTGTTTACCTTGCCTGTAAAGAGATTATAGCACGTTTCCGGGATTTGTCAATAGGCTTCTGCTTCCTCACGTGTCAAAAAGAAGTGAATGCCGTTGGTGCACTCGACCAGTGGGTCACCGTTGTAGCTGTCCGGCCTCACGATCTCGCCGGGTGAGTAGCGGGTACGACCAGTGTGCGTGTCCAACCCAGAACCTTCAAGGACCTTGACAAACTCGGCCCGACACTTGCGCCCGATAGGCGTGGCCGTTCGTTTGGCATCGGCGGGGATCAAGAGTTTGGCGATGACGCCGCCTTGCAGCTTCTTGAAGACCGTGAGTTCACCTTCCTGTGGGACCTGGAAGGGCGGAAGCGTGATGTTCTTGGCCCCGTACAGGTTGGCCCCGCCGTAGCTGGCCCCGCGCAGGTCGGCCTCGCACAGGTTGGCCCCGTACAGGTTGGCCCCGTACAGGTCGGCCCCGCGCAGGTTGGCCCCGTACAGGTTGGCCCCGTACAGGTTCGCCCCGCGCAGGTCGGCCCCGCGCAGGTTGGCCCCGTACAGGTCGGCCTCGCACAGGTTGGCCCCGTACAGGTTGGCCCCGCGCAGGTTGGCCCCGTACAGGTTGGCCCCGCGCAGGTCGGCCCCGTACAGGTCGGCCCCGCGCAGGTTGGCCCCGTACAGGTTGGCCCCGCGCAGGTCGGCCCCGCGCAGGTTGGCCCCGTACAGGTTGGCCCCGCACAGGTCGGCCCCGTACAGGTTGGCCCCGCGCAGGTTGGCCCCGTACAGGTTGGCCCCGTACAGGTTGGCCCCGCGCAGGTTGGCCCTTGCACAGACAGCCTCAGTGAGGACGCCTGACAGGGTCGTCGCCGCAACTGCCGTAAACAGGACGGCCCCACCAAGTGATTTAATCACAATTTTAGACATTCTTTTGCCCCGTTTTAAAGGATTTCTAGTTGTTGGGTGTATACAACTCAGAGGCCCACGATGCGGCCTCAACAAGCGCCTTGGGCAGCGGCTTCGACAGCAGCTTCAAAGGCACAGAAATAATGGTTCGGTTCGGCCCCCAGCCTACGCTGAGTTTGGCCATTTGTTTGCGCTCATCAATCGACGCCACGAGGGCGGAGACGTGCACATTGTCACCCGGAGCGAAAGTTTTAGGCATACTGGTATCCAATCGTTAACTAAAAGGGTTCCTCATTCCCATTTTAGGGTTAGTGTTTTTGTGGTGGGGCTACGCATACATGACGGCTTTCCCGATCACCTATCTTGGCTCGTTGCAGCGGGCAATTTTCTAACCCGTGCCTGTCACTCCCTATTCTATGCGTAGGGGAGAATAGACAACGAGGTTAGCTAAGCCTCGACCTAAGCCCGGTGTTCGACCCTCGACGGGGCACCGTTCAATTTGTTTTTAGCGTGTAACTTCCACGTTATTGACTTTAGGCTTGTCTATTCACCGTTACGCACAAGTCGGGCGAGCACCTGACAGGCGTGATAGATTAAGACGATAGAAAAGGCCGCCCCCGATTGTGGAAGCGGCCTCTCTAGCGTGTCATTATGTTGTTAGATTTTCAATACAAAGAGCGGCTCAAGGCCGCGAACGGGGTCCGGTTAGGTCATGATTAAGGTGCGCCTCCTAAGCGCCGTTATTGATCTAGATTTCCACGTTTGCTTGTGTGGCTACCAAAAAGGGTGGTTTGCCAATCTCTAGGCGGGAGTTCGATATCCCGCGTTCTGCCCTATCAGAACAAGAAACCCCCGCCCCTCCGGTTAGGGAGACACGGGGGAAACTGGTTGTGATAGATTATCTGCGTTGCCTCATGCGAGGCGCTGGTAGGGCCTTATCCAGCCACCGCCACAGCGCCCGCCGAACGATCGACGCCGTCATTCGCAGCAGCCGCAGCGCCAGTCGTAACCGGACGGGACACATCAGCGGCGCTGACCTTGGCCTTGCGGAGTTCCCGTTCGGCCTTGAGTTCGACGACGTTGATGTGCTGGCGCGTGATGAACGCCGCCTTGGCCGCCTCGACGGCTTCGGCGAATTCCCGCATGGCGGCGAGCTGTTCGGGCACATAGGCGTGGCTTTCGTCGCCGGGTTCGCGTTCGGCATCGGCTTCCATGGCCGACTCGATTCGCTTGGGGATGGAATCGACGATAGCGAACAGGTTGAGCAGGTCGATAGCGTTCCGGCTGGCGTCCCGGCGAGCGCCGTCGAGCGTCCACCACGGATTGTCAGCCGCCGCGTCCACGTCCACAGCCTGACCGGCCTTCGACAGCTTGCCGCCGATGGTGGCGTGGAAGGCGATGAACGATTCCGACTTGCGGTTCATGCGGTAGAGCATCCCGTCGCCGTTGAAGCGCAGGTCGCTGAACTTGGCCGCCCACAGAACAATGTTCTTCCGCAGCGTGCCACAGACGCCGGGGAAATCGTCCGTGATGGTGAACTTGCGCTCGCCCTTCTTGCGGGAGCCGATTTTGGCCCCGACGAAACGGGCATAGAGGGTCAGGTCGCCGTGCTCCGCATAGTGGGCCAGCACTTGGACGCCGATATCATGGGCCTCCTGCTGCGTGGCCAGCACGGTCTTGCCGAATGTGTAGATGCGCGTTTGCAGCACCTTGGCGGCTTGCAGTTTGATGGTCATAGCTGTGTCCTTAAGCCCCCCACGGGCACTTAGCGCATGGGTTTAACCTAGCAGGATTGCTAGGGGAGGGCACAACGCAAGGCCATGATAGATCAAGGATCAGACCACTTGTTTTGTTTACATTGTGTCCACCACTAGCAACCCCCAATAACAGGATGACAATAAGCTAGGCGTCTGTGCCTAACATACCGCCACCCCGTGTAGGGTTGCTAATATGTGTCGCCCCGTTCCTGCTCCCTTATGCGGGTTACAGACTAGGCGTTGCAAGTGGTCCCTTAAGTGTCGCGTTCATTCCCATTTGGGCACGCGCCAGCCTTAAGCAACCTAATACAGTCAACGGTTACCCGTCGCCGTCACCACATTACGCTCCCCTAGGGATACCAGCCTTTCCACGTTCACGCCACAAGGGCGCTTCCGTAGTCCAACCGGCTTGCGTCGCGGTCACCCCGATTAGGAGCGGGTATTGTTGCGCTTACCTTGCGCCCTAGCTACCCGCTAGGTAGGTCGAGAGAGGCGAACCCCGCTCTAAGGTGCACCCTATACGCCAATTGTGGCGCAAATAAGGCGAACCTAATTCTTTTAGTGAAGCGTCACTAACTCGCGAGCGGCCATAATCAGGCGCTCTTTTGACACAAGGTCAAACAAGTGTGGTGCGTCACCGTAACAAGGGGAAACTTGGGACACAACGGCGCGTCCGGTTTCCGTAAACGTGACGGTTGCTTGCCATATCTCGCCATGCAAGAGCACAACATGAACGGCGCGCTTAGTCATGTTAAGGCTCATACATTGGACCTTACCGTCCGCATATGCCCAAAGGTCAGCCGCCCCCTTGCGAGGAACCTTAACCGTAGGCCAATCGAGCCAATCAGATTTAACCATGTTGCGTCTCCCGGTCTAGGCGAACCATTGCAGCCATTGCAAGGGCCTCCTCACGCTCTTTAGCAGAACGTCGCGGGCTTGCCAATAGGCCTTTCACCATTTCACGCTTAGACACCTTGTCGCTTGGCGTATGGTATCCACGCGGACCCACAAAGCCGATATCATGGCTTGCGGACTTGAGGCTATCGCGGGCCAACACGCTATTGCGAAGGCCTTTCGGTGCGCCATACATCGGGCGTTCCGGCTTGGGTTCCAGCGCATTGCGGGCCATGATAGATGCCCTCTCGCGCTGGAAGGCGTCACGCTTGGCGTTGATACGCTCGCGCTTTCCGGGCCTATTGCGGGCCATGGTACACCTCGCGCCATTCGCGTGTGGCTTCCCATTCGCCAGCCATTATCTCCGCCTCGAATGCGTCGCCGTCGTCAAACATAGCGGCCACATCGTCAGCGGCCACACTTTGGGCCAGCAACAAAAACAGATCAGGCATAAGCCGTCATCCTTTCAACCGTGGCCTAGACCTTGGCCCTTCCAGCTTCACCCCTAGGGGCTTGGCCTTCCAGTACCGCTAGACCGGTAAACGTCCCGCATTGAGGCGGGTATGTGTCCCGCCATCTAGAACCCGGCGGGTAGGTTTGTCAAGCTGGTATCGGCTGACCCTAGAGGCTGGAACCCTAGACCGTTTCCCGTCAAGGCCGGTAACGCCTGTCAGTTAGGAACCCGGGGCAACCCCTCATCCGCTCTGACAACATCACCATACACCCACCCACCCCTAAGTCACGTGAATCTTTTGTGACAGTTTCATGAATGGATTATGACGGGCCTCTCTCGCGTGGAATAGGGACCGTGCGCGCGCATACCATACCTTAGAGTGAATAGATATATCGCTTATCGATAAGACAGGTAACAACACCGTGATGTGTCAAGGGTGCTTGTCATGCCCCCTATCGTTGGTTGCATGGGATGTGAATGAGTAATGAATACAAGGCTAGATGGTATCCCCCGATGTGACCTCTCGTGTCTCACTGATTGCCCTTGTAGTCTTACGCTAACGTCTATCACGATGCCTCATCTCATGTGTATTCACGAAGCCATAGGCTTTGCCTACGGTGTTGCTCTACTGTTGAGGCCTCATGTGTTACTCACCCGCCCATTGGATGCATAGGATGTTACTTGGGCTGTACTTGGGATGGTCTTGGAGGGGGTAGGCAGGGGGCATGGGGTGGCCTTATTCTTGCATATCACACGCTGAGACTTTCCTAGAGAAATTCCCATCCGACTGACCTCGGGGGTCCCCCATACCATACCTCGGGATGTAAGACACGATATGCTTCATCTGATATTCCTCAGGCCCTATATTGTCTTCCAAGGTGACTCATCGGGGGATACCATCTCTTATACTGTCTCGATATGGAGATTAGGTAATTATTTGTCTTAACCTCTATTGACTTTGTCCTTAAAATATGCTATAATTAGAGCATAGCGCAAGAGTGCTCATGTAAGTGTCACCCACAAGCGCAACATTGATTACTGGTTATCAATCTTTTTATCTTTGTCCTCCCTCTTACTTGACTACCCTTAAGGTGTCAGGTCCACAGGAACCCGGACAGGTACAGCCCCCGCCACCCTTCCTTCTTCTTTGTCATCCAATAAGGATTAAATCCCATTTCTAAAGTTAATGTTGGAACTCTGGTTGCTGGCTACAGGTCCTCGAATGCTCTAAATGCAAACTTGGCCCTGATCCAAGCGGCCATCGAGAACACGCTGAGCCGAGACGGTACCGCTCCTAACCAAATGGAGGCGGAACTTGACCTCAATGCTAACCGCATTATTAATGTCGGGACGCCTGTTGATGACACCGACGCCGTGCGCAAGGTTGATGTTGACGGATACATCACTGATGCCGAAGCCCTGTTGACGGATGCTGAAGCGGCCCTAGCTGCAGCGGCCGCTGCACAGGCCTCTGCTGATGGTCTTTACGCTGCTGTGGAGAGCACCCAGGCAACAGTGACTGCTGCTGTCGTGGCGGCCGAACTTGCCCGTGACCAAGCCCAGCAGGCCGTTCTGGATGCACAGGCTCAGGTTAATCTCGCGGCTGACCAAGTTGATCTTGCTGCCGACCAAGTCGCTCTAGCTGCGGCTCAGGTAGTTCTTGCGACGGCCCAGACGGCTCTGGCTGCGGCTCAGGTGACTCTTGCCACGGCGCAACGAGTTCTGGCCCAAGCGGCTGCTGCGGATGCTACGACGGCTAAGACGCAGGCCGAGCTTGCCGCGATGGCAGCCGGGTCCACGATCTATGTCAGCGTCGCGAACGGCGAGGCGGCCACGGTCGACGGCGACGTGTTCCTCGTCTCTACGGCGGCTGGCGTTCAGGTCTATGACAACCAGCTTGGAACCGGCGTTCTGATTGGCTGGCTGGGCCGGGTCTACTTCACCAACGTTACGACCATGCTGGCCTTTACCGGGACCCTCGGGCCGGTCGGGACCACGGTGTACGCGGGCCGGTATCGCTACCAGACCGTCTCGTCTGGCCAGCACGTCACCACGGCGGGCGGGTCCAAACTGACGGTCTATCCGGGCGAGGACGGCTACGACATCGAGGCGTTCGGCGCTGACATGACGGGAGTGGCCTCGGCCAACTCGATCCTGACGGCTGCGAGCGCGGTTTGTGTGGCGGCGAACGAGCCTCTGGTCGTCAAGAGCGGCACCCTGCTGGTCAACGCCAGCCTGACGCTTGCCTGTGCCATCACCGTCAAGAGGGGCGGCGGGTTCAATATCACCAGCGGCACGCTCACCCTCAACGGCGAGTTCCGGGCTGGCCTGCACTCGGTCTTCACCGTCACCGGAACCGGCCCGACGTGGGGTCCGAACTCTATCGACTTCATCCGCCCGGAGTGGTTCGGAGCTAAGGCGCGTGGATCGAGTGGGACTGCGTTCGATAGCGCCCCCGGCATTCAACTGGCGCTGACCGCGTCTTCGCGGGGTACGCAGGGCTTTACCTACGTCGTCCGGCTTTCGCAGGGCATCTATGACGTCGGTACGCAGCTAGCATGGCCGATTGCCGGTTCAAACACCCTTCGCGGAATGGGATGCGGCGTTACCCAACTCCGTGGCATGAATCTTGGCGGAGGTTATCCCAACTCCATCCTCCATCTCACAACCGGCACGGCCGGGAGCCGCATTGAAGACCTGTCGTTCTTCGGCGTCAACCGGCTGATGAACTACGGCGTCACCGCCACGGCGATGGTTCACACCCACTTTGTCGGCTGTAGCTTTGCAAATTTCGCCCTTGCTGGCGTCATGGCGAAGGACAACGAGAACCTCTTCGAGCGGTGCGATTTTTCGTTCTGTGGGGTTGGGCTGTGGTTCGCGAACAACGGGAACAACAACGACACCCCGGTGGACTCTTGTACCTTTGTTGCATGTGAGGTCGGTGTAGCCGTCAATATCGGGACCACTATCCGCATCCGGTCTTGTCAGTTCCAAGCGGCGCTCACTGCTCCGTTCACCAAGACGCACATCTATGTCGATGGCGTTACAGGTTTCAGCGTCGACAACTGCTACTTTGAAAGCCAAAGCCCGGCGGGAATGGCCGGAATGGAGTTCACTGTACCGGAGACGATTCGCGTTTATGCGGACATCATCTTCAATAACGCGCCATACTACTCGGACGAAGTAGGGACGGTCACCACCACGCTGGCGCAAAACTCAACCGCGAACGGAACGACCGGAATCATCAGTGCGTGCAACTTTAACTCTCCGACCCACTACACGGCGGGGGCTGGCGGTACGGGCTACACGGCAGGCGCGGTCACTCTCACGGCAACCAATGGCCAAGGGACCGGCGCATCTGGTGTCTGCACCGTCTCCGGCTCGTCGGTGTCGAGCGTTGGCAGCCTTGTGGGCGGGACCGGATTCCAGATCGGGGACCGGGTTCTGATTGACCAAGGGGGGAACGTCACCGCCTCAGGAACGGTTACGGCCACCACGACCAACAACGCCATTTCGCTGTTGATGATCGGCGGAAACGCCACAGTTTATCCCGGCAGCGTCCGGTCCTTGACCATTCATGGGTGCGGCCTCGGAAACGCGTACCTGGTCCTCTACGACGACCCGGCCTACTGCAACCCGCGCCGCGTTCTGCTGACACAGTGTGTGAAGGCGTCAGGGAGCTACGATTACCAAATCCTCGGAAACAACACCTCGACGGTGAAGATTCCGATGCGGAATATCGTGCAGGATAACTGCAACTACATCATGTCCTCAGGACTGGACCACGGCAACAGGAACTACTTCCCGTCGCAGTTCACGTTCACCCCGACCGTCTCGACGTTTGAGCGTCGCTCTGGCCGTTATCAGGGCCTGCCGTTCTACCGGCTGGCGCTCAACGCCGCGCAGCAAACCTCCGACGCGGTCTCTGGCACCTTCACGGTCTCATCGTCTGGCGGCGGGAATGCCGAGCTTGTGGGTCAGCGCATCTACTTCTCGGTCGGCAAGATTGAAAGCGCGTCGAACGTCAAGCTGCGCCTGACCCTGTCGGTGACCAACGGCACGTCCACGGTCACCAAGCAGAACTACGACAACTCGACCAGCTTCACGAAGTCTTCGGGTATCTCGCGCGAGGAGGTCAGCATCGTTGTCCCAGAAACCGGTGGAACGGTCACATGGACGATGGAGGTTATCGCCGCTTCGGCCGCGAGCCAATACGTCGAAACCTTCGCGCCGGTCATTGCCGCCGTTGGGGTTGAGGTTGGAGCGTTCTCACGATGGTCCTTTGAGCAACCCCTGACCGGCTCGGCCACCTACGATGCACCGAGCCTTGCGGATGGGGCTACCACGACCACAACCATTACCGTTCCCGGCGCACGCCTCGGGGACATGGTGCAGGTCGCGCCTCCATTCAGCGCCTCAGGTATGATTATCACGGGCAACGTCTCCGCGACCAACACCGTGACGATCGTCATCAACAACGAGTCCGGCGGTACAGTTGATCTCGCAAGCGGAACGTGGCGGGTGGCGGTATATCCCACAACGTGACAATGAAAAAACTAGACAAGCCCCCGTATAAAGGTGAATCAGGTGTTTGGCTCACCGAGGCCCTCTTCTACCAGAAGACCTTCGATCGCCCCAAACACCGTCTCATTTGCCGCCCCGTCTTTGATCTCTATGACGAGCGACCCGGCCTAATCAACTGCCGGACTACCTTTGTCGACCTCAAAGACCCAACAGGCCGCAAATGGGCTCTAACCTATCTCGGCGACTGGAACCACTGGCTGCGTCTCATGAGGTGCCAGTGGTTCCGTGAGGCCTATGAGGTCTGGATCGCGGAACTTAATCTACAGCTTAAGTCTGAGGCCATTGCTAAAGCTCTTGAGATCATGGGCGGTGAGAACGGTGCTCAAGCTCTTGCTGCTGCTAAGTTCATTGCGACGCAGGAATATGATAAGAGCACTCGCGGCCGTCCGTCCAAGCAAGAACTCGATGGTGAGCTTAAGAAGGCTGCACAGGCCCTCTCAATCGAAGATGAGGACTTAGCCCGAATTGGGTTGTCCGTTATTAAAGGAGGCAAAGCTTAATGGCTACCGCCGCCCGTCAACGGGCACAAGCTAAGTACAATTCAAAGCCCGAGCAGGTGAAGCGCCGTATGGCCCGCAATAGGGCCCGAGCTGCAATGGTTCGCGCCGGTAAAGCACACAAAGGGGATGGCCGTGACGTGGGACATTCGGACGGAAATCCTATGAATACCCCGAAGAAGGGGACCAAAAATCTCAGGATGGAGAGCAAGAGAGCTAACCGTTCATATCCCCGGAAAAAGAATGGCTCAAAGCGCAATCCAAAAGACTAAGACTAAGACTGAACTGATCAAGGCAGCCGCTCTAGCAGACCTTGAGACGTTCATCCGCCTGATCGCCCCTAAGCAAGTCTTGGGGGCGGTCCATGTGGAGCTGTGTTCATGGTGGACCCGGCAAGAAGCTAAGACCCACCAACTGCTGTTGCTACCACGAGATCACGGTAAGTCCCGCATGATCGCTTTCCGAGTGGCGTGGGAGATCACGAGGCGTCCCGACATCAGGATTCTTTATGTCTCCGCCACCAGCCATCTTGCTGAGAAGCAGCTTAAGTTTATCAAGGATATTCTTACAAGTGATGTGTACCGTCGCTACTGGCCAGAGATGGTCAATGAGGAAGAGGGCAAGCGCGAGAGGTGGACCAACACTGAAATCGCTATTGACCACCCCAAGCGCAGAGAAGAAGGCATTCGTGATGCCACTGTGTTCACCGGCGGTCTCACCACCAGCCTGACCGGTCTGCACTGCGACGTTGCCGTCATGGATGACGTTGTTGTCTACGAGAATGCCTACACGGATGAGGGCCGCAACAAGGTTCAGAGTCAGTATTCGCTGCTGGCCTCTATTCAAGGTGGTGACGCTTCTGTCTGGGCTTGCGGTACGAGGTATCATCCGAAGGACCTATACTCTGAACTCATCGACATGCACGAGGATGTGTATGATAATGACAACGAGATCGTGGGTGCCGAGCCTGTCTACGAGGTCTTCGAGCGTGCCGTAGAGAACATCGGCGACGGTACTGGTGAATTCCTGTGGCCCGTCCAGATTCGCTCTGACGGTAAGAAGTTCGGATTTGATCAGAAGATTTTAGCCCGTAAGCGCGCACAATATCTTGATCGGACACAGTTCCGTGCACAGTATTATAATGACCCCAACGATCCCGGAGATATGCGGATTGACCGAGGTAAATTCCAATACTACGACAAGAAGCACATGCTCAATCAAAATGGGCACTGGTGGTATCGAGACCGCAAACTTAACGTCTTTGCTGCAGTTGACTTCGCCTATAGCGAGAGTGCCCGCGCCGACTACACGGCTATCGTGGTTATCGGAATTGACCGGGATGGGTTTATCTACGTCCTAGATATTGACAGATTCAAGACGGATAAGATTAGTGAATACTTCAAGCACATCCTCGATCTGCACATCAAATGGGATTTCCGTAAGCTGTCTGCCGAAATCACGGCTGCTCAGCGCGCCATTGTCTCACAGCTCAAGGATCATATTCGGTCCTACGGAATGCACCTCAGCGTGGTCGACCACAAGCCGACACGTCACCAAGGGTCAAAAGAGGAACGGCTCGCGGCCATCCTAGAGCCACGATACGACAACGACACCATGTGGCATTACAAAGGCGGGAACTGCCAAGTCCTCGAAGATGAGTTGATCTTGTCCCACCCGCCACATGATGACGTTATGGATGCTCTCGCCTCGGCTATCGAAATTGCTGTCCCGCCTGTCGGGATGCAAGGACGCGGTTCGGGCCCCACCTCAAATATTGTCTACGGCCGCTTTGGCGGCGTTAGCGGAAGAGTTATGTAATGGCCACCGGCACTCGCAGTCTAGACATCTGGGACATTCTCGATCCAGAGCACCTTGCGCGCCACATCAGCAATAAGTTTGTTGCGTGGGAATCTATGCGAAATCAATGGCTCGAAGAGAAGGCCGAGATTCGCGAATACATCTTTGCAACTGACACCACGGGTACCAGCAATGCTGCGCTACCGTGGAAGAACTCAGTCCATATTCCCAAACTCTGTCAGATTAGGGACAACCTGAATGCCAACTACATGGCGGCGCTGTTCCCGAATGACCGACCGATTAAGTGGGAGGGCGATGACGAGAGTTCAGAGGCTAAGACGAAGCGTGACGTAATTGAGGCCTACATGGCCAATAAAATGCGAATGGGTAACTACCGCGCCGTCGTTCAGCAACTTGTCAATGACTACATCGACTACGGCAACGTATTTGCCATGACGGAGTTTGTAGCCGAGGAGTACGAAGACCCCATCAGCGGTGAGAAGAGCCCGGGCTTTGTCGGCCCCCGTCTGGTACGAATCTCACCTAACGATATTGTCTTCAACCCTACTGCCGCCTCTTTCGCCGAGACCCCTAAGATTCTTCGTGAGTTGCGATCGCTAGGCTCCTTGAAAGCTGAGATCGATGACAGGCCTGAATCGGGCTATATGTCCGAAATCTTCGACAAGGTTCTCGGTAAGCGGCACCAGTTTTCTGGTCTGAGTCAGGGCGACTTTAAGAAGGCTGACGCCTACCAGATTGATGGCTTCGGCTCGTTCCTCGAATATTTCCAATCTGAGTACGTTGAGCTGCTGCATTTCTACGGCGATCTGTATGACATCGACACGGGCACATTCCAAAAGAATCGTGTCATCACTATTGTCGATCGTTGCTACATTATTCGTAATGAGCCGTGCAACTCGTGGACTGGCCGACCTCCGATCTTCCACTGTGGCTGGCGTCTACGTCCTGATAACCTGTATGCCATGGGTCCTCTCGATAATCTCGTCGGTATGCAGTACCGTATCGACCACCTTGAGAACGCCAAGTCGGATGCCTTCGACCTAATCATCCACCCCGTCATGAAAGTGAAGGGATACGTTGAGGACTTCGAATACGGCCCCGGTGAACGTATTTATTGTGGAGATGAGGGTGACGTAGAGTTCCAGAGTCCTGATGTCACCATGCTTCAGGCTGACACTCAAATCGCCATCTATGAGGCGAAGATGGAGGAAATGGCCGGTGCCCCTAAACAGGCCATGGGTTTCAGGACCCCCGGCGAGAAGACTGCCTATGAGGTCCAAGTCCTTGAAAACGGAGCCAACCGGGTCTTCCTGAACAAGAGCGCCTACTTCGAAGAAATGTTCTTGGAGCTGGCCCTTAACTCGATGCTGGAGACTGCCCGACGTAATATGGGTCCCAGCGATCTCATCAAGGTCATGGATGACCAGTGGGGTGTCGCCGAGTTCATGAAGATCACCAAAGAGGACCTTGCTGCTAAAGGTAAGCTCCGCCCCATTGGTGCTCGTCGTTTTGCTCGTAATGCCAACATCCTCCAGAACCTCACCCAGCTTGCCACGTCTCCTCTGGGTCAAGACCCTGCTGTTAACGCCCACGTCTCGGGTATCGGCATGGCGAAACTGATCGAAGAGCTTCTTGATCTGGAACGCTTCGACTTGGTACAAGACAATATTCGTATCTCGGAGATGCTTGAAACTGAGAAACTCAAGCAGGCCGGACAGCAAATCGTAATGGAACAAGGAATGCCGGACAATGCAAACCCGATGGTACCAGCACCGACCCAAGGCTGAACAAGAAGAAGTAAAGAATATAGTAGTTAATTCACAAAAACTACTTGACATTTTACAAGAAATCTGTTATAATACTATTCAGAATGGGGTAAAGACTCAAGAGGGTGATTACGATTGCCCGTCTTGGGCCTACAAGCAAGCTGACATGAATGGTTACTTGCGTGCTTACAACGAGATACTCCAACTAACTAATCTTGACAAAAGGTAGAACATACTCTCCATGACCGATGGATTCATTCCCTCTCAGACCCCGCCTGCAGGTGACCACCAGCAAGAAGGTCAAATTGATCGTCTAGCCGCTAAAGACGCCTTCATCAATCAGCTGCAAGAAGAACTCGCCGGTGTGCGAGATGCTCTGGCTGCTAAAGATGTAGAGGTCGAGGCTCAACGTATCCTCCGAGAGGCTCGCGAAGCCGCCAACCCGCCTACCCCCCGCGAAGCCAAACCAGCGTCGACGGAACCGGCAAGTCCTCAGGACGAGGATGCTCTGGTTGAGCGTGTTATTAGAGCGCAAGAAACGCGTATCGCCGAACAGCGTGCGCAAGCTAATGGTCAAGCCGTCGCTGATCGTCTCATGGAGCTTTACGGCTCTCAAGAGGCTGTCAATAAGATTGTGGCGGACCGAGCTGCCGAACTCGGTGTCGGTGTCCAGTTCCTTAAGGATGCCGCTGCTAAGAGTCCGAATGCTTTCTACGACCTGATGAAACTCGAAACTGCGCCGAAGCAAAGCCTGGCCCCCCGAGGGGATGTCAATACGGCGGCGCTTCAAACCCACGCACCGGGTGTGAAGGAAGGCACCAACGCCTATTATGAAAAGCTTCGGCTTGAAATCGGTGATATTGCCTACTACAAACCTAAAATTCAACAAGCTCGGTTCAAGGACGCACAGCGACTTGGCGACGCTTTCTTTACTTAGGAATGATACTTAATGGCTGGTATGACTACCGCTAATTCGGACGCCTTGATTCGGTCCGAAATCTGGTCCGGTGATCTCAAGCGTATTCTTGAAGATCAACTGATGGCCACCAAATACGTCGACTGGCTGAGCGGGTTCCCTGACGGCACCACGTTCACCATCCCGTCGATCGGCACTCTTGACGTTAACGATTACGTTGAGGACACTGCGATCCAGTACAACGCGCTGGATACCGGTGAGTTCCAATTCTCGATCACCGACTACATCAGCTCGGCTACCTACATCACGCAGAAGGACCGTCAAGACGCGTTCTATGCCGCGAAGCTGGAAGCCTCGTTCGTGCCCTCGATGGCCCGTGCGATCCAAGAGCGTGTTGAGGTCGACATCCTGAAGCAAGGCCAGCCCGGCACTGCCAACGGCCAAACGGTCGCGAACCTGAACTCGATTAACGGCGCTGCCCACCGCTGGGTTGGCTCCACCACGCAGTCCTCGAAACAGATTATCGGTCTTGCCGACTTTGCCCGTGCGCGTCACGCCCTGAAAAAGGCTAACGTGCCGGATACCAATCTGATTGCGATTGTCGACCCCTCGGTTGAATACGTTCTGAACACGCTGACCAATCTGGTTAACGTCTCGAACAACCCCCGCTGGGAAGGCATCGTTGAAGGCGGTATCGGTCAAGGTATGCAGTTCGTCAAGAACGTGTATGGCTTCGACGTTTACACCTCGAACCGACTGGCTCTCTCGGGCACCAACCAAACCGGTGCTGTTGAGACCATCGACTCGGTTGCCTCGACCGGCTCCTCGGTCGCCAACCTGTTCTTCTCCGCTACGCAGGACATCCTGCCGTGGATGGGTGCATGGCGTCAGATGCCGAAGGTTGACGGCGAGTTCAACAAGGACTTCCAACGTGAAGAGTACGTTACCACGGCTCGTTACGGTCTGAAGACCTACCGTCGTGAAAACCTCGTTACGGTCCTTTCTGACCCGTCGATTGTTGGTTAATAGAAAGGATTATTGATAATGGCTAACGCTCCCTGGACTAACCCGGACGGCCTCCAAGTAAAGTTCCCGAACTATCACAAGGACCCGGCCAACTTCGTTAACCGTCCTCGTGCTCTCGCGTCGAAAGGTGGTCTCGTCAAAGAGATTGTCATCGACTACGATCTCGCGAAGCTCGGTGCTGATGGTGTCTCCTATACCGCCGATCTGAATAACGACGGCACTCTTGACGGTTTCCATACCGGCGACTGTGCTCTGCCCGCGTACGCTTCTGTACTGCGCGTGACCGTTGTGGCCAAGACTGCTGCGGCTGGTGGTACCTCCGTCGCCCTCGGCACCTTCGCCCTCACGGGTGCGGCTATCGACGCTGACGGTCTCGTCACTGCTACTGAAGGCGTGGTCGCTAACCTGAATACGGTTGGTGGTCGTACCTACGGTGCTGGCGCTTATGTGGCCGCCACCGCTGATACGCCGAGTATTGGGGCTGCCGACGGGTATCTGGCTCTCACCGCTGTCGGTACGTTTACCGCCGGTACTGGCCGTATCCTGATTGAGTACATCGACCCGCTGGGCGACACTGCGTAAAGCAGTAAAAGGCTAAGGAGGGGGTCGCCGCGATGGTGGCCCCCTTTTAGTTTTATACAAATGAGCACCACCGAAACGATCGTCAACTTCGAGAACAGTCCGGGGATTATGTATAAGCTGGGCAGTATCGAAGCTCAACTAAAAGCAATCAATGACAAGCTAGACGCGAAGGAGAAAAAGCAAGACGAGGAGATCGAGGCTCTGCAGAAAAGAGTCAATAAGCTGGAGCATACCGAAGCTCTCAGGCTTGGTGCTGCTGCTGCAATCTCCTTCATTATTGGTATTCTTATGAAAGTGTTCCCATGGCAAAACTTGTTCTAGACGACATCTCCAGTCTCCAGGCTGAGGCCAGCGCCATTCAAACGTTGAATGCCAATGCTGCCGCCGTAGAAGTCGCCCTAGAGAATACCTTGAGCCGTGATGGCACCACGCCTAACCAGATGCTCACTACGTTTGACATGAATGATTTTCGTGTCATCAACCTAGGAACCCCTATCAACGGTACCGATGCCGCGCGTCTAGTTGATATCTCCTCGGCGCTGTCGGTAGATGCCACCCTTGTCCCCACCTTAACCGGTAATAACAACAAGATCATGTCGAATGACGGCACGGTTCTTGTGTGGAGACTGCCATCAGAAATTCCCGACCTGGGTGACCTAATAGCGGCCAACAACCTGTCGGACCTTGCCAGCGTCGCTACGGCCCGAACTAATCTTGGTCTAGGCTCTGCCGCACTTATTGCAACCGGCACGTCAGGGGCCACTATAGGCCTGCTGAATGGCAACCTTACTTACTCCGGGACTGTCGCACATACGGCTCTTGTCAGTATGTCTGCTGGTGCCACACTCAGCGGTACTGTTGACTATAGGTTGACAGCCACCCCAACTACGATCAATTCTGACAGCATCGGATATCGTGGTGCCCCTATTACCACGCAAGATGCAACCTACACGCTTGTTCTTGGGGACTCAGGTAAGACTGTTCTCCACACTTCTGCCTCAGCCCATACGTGGACGATCCCACCCAATGCTTCTGTAGAATATCCGACCGGAACCGTAATTGTTCTTGCCAACATCGGCTCGGGGCTTGTCACAGTGGCTCGCGGTTCTGGTGTTGCTCTCCGTATCTCTGGCACTGCCACAGATCAGGATGTCGATATCGCACAACACGGCATCGCCTCTATTCTCAAACTAGATACCAATAGCTGGTATATCTCTGGCACGGGAGTCACGTAATGTCTGGTGCTTTGACGGTACTCATGTCCGGGCAATCTTCTTTGTTCGCTAGCGTATCCCCATCTTCGCTAATTGGCTACGCCTATGCCCCCGGCACCGTCACCTCCAGCAGCTCGGCTGTAGTCACTGCTTCTGGCGGTAAGGCCCCTTATACGTACCTATGGACCTATGTCTCGGGTGACGCGGATATCACAGCAAACTCCAGTACTTTGGCGAGTACCCGATTCAGCGCATATCTTACCGGTCTAAGTTCTTCATATTCTGCCGTTTGGAAGTGCGTCGTAACTGATGCTAATTCCGACGTAGTGGATAGCCCCAATGTGACCATCAACCTTCTTTCGAGTAATGTCTAATGGCTAAGAAAACACTTCTAGATATGACTCAGAATATCCTCAGTGCGATGGATAGCGATGAGGTCAACTCGATCGGAGACACGGTGGAGTCGCTCCAAGTGGCCGAGGTTATCCGTGAGACCTACGAATATATTACCGTTGGTATCGATGTTCCCGGCCGCTCTGGGATTATTAAACTGGACGCCAGTGTCGACGTTGATTTGCCTAATTACATGACGGTGCCGAGCAACGTCGAGCGCATCGAGTGGATTAGGTACAATGGTAATACTGTCGAATACAAGTCTCCGCTAGCCTTCATGGACTATGTAGCAGGTCGCGGCACTGGCGATGAGGTGACGATCATCGAGAACATGGCCATCTACAACGACCGTGATCCGCTGTTCTATACCAGCTTTGATGATGACACTGTCGTATTCGATGCTTTCGACTCCACCGAGGGTTCAACTCTTATGCAGAGTAAGACGCTCTGCTGGGGCCAACGCTCTCTGGCATTCGACATGGAGGATAGCTTCATCCCACTTCTGCCGCTGGACATGTTCCCCCGACTTCTGGCCGAATCCAAAGCTGCCTGCTTTGTCAACTTCAAGCAAGTGTCTAATACCACTGAAGAACGTCGTGCACGGAATCAGAAGGTTGTCAATATGAACAGCCGATTCAAAGCTGGCACCGTCAAACCAATTGATAGGCTTCCCAACTATGGGCGTAAGAGATGATTTGCTCGCAGCCGGAGTGCACCCCAAGGCACTACGATGCGTGTCGCAGGACGCCGTGTATGTGTCAGGAGGGCGACAAGAATATCGAATTAATCAATCGGGACCATATTGGTCTATACGTCGATGGCCGCGTGGACCCCTTCCCAGAAACCTTAATGGGTCTTTCACCTCATTTAGACAATGTGAAGATCGGCTGATCAATTTCCTAAAAGCTAAAGACAAATGGGGCAAAGCCATCTACCCCGGTAAGGAGTTCCATGGCAAGAGCTAAGACTAATCGCCTCTATCGAACCTTCGTAAAAGGTCTGGTTACCGAGGCTGGGGCCCTCACTTACCCCGAGAACGCCTCTATAGACGAGGACAACTGCGTTATTTTCCGTAAGGGTAATCGCAGCCGTCGGTTAGGTATGGACTTTGAAGACTCATACGCTCTCAGCGTGTACAGCAATAGCGGCACGGCCAGCACGCGTACTTATCGCTGGGAGTCGGTCAATAACGATGCAAATGTGAACTTCCTTGTGCATCGAATCGGAACGTCGATTTATTTCTACGATCTGAGCCACAGCCCGCTTTCCAGTGGGCTAAAGTCGTTTTCGATCGACCTCAATGCATTCGCTATGCCGAACACCACGAACCTAGATACCAGTGAGGTCTCTATGGTTGGTGGTAAGGGCTATCTATTCGTTGTCGGTGAAAGCCTAGAACCGTTCTTGGTTGTTTATGATTCCGATCTAGACACTGTTGACACCCAGCGTATCTACATTCAGATGCGAGACTTTCAGGGTGTGAACGATGGTCTAGCCAACGACGAAGAACCGGCAACTCTAACCGGTCTTCACAAATACAACCTGATGAATCAGGGCTGGATCGATCCGCGCAACGATGGGTCTGGGGCTGCTGTCCAGTACTTCAATTCCTTCGGCGATGTCGGCACGTATGCTGGTCCTACCACGGCAGTTATCACCAGCTACTTCACGCAGTTCTCCAAGTATCCCGCCAACAACAAACAATGGTGGGTAGCCCGCGATGCCACGACTGGTGACTTTGATGCTGGGCTGCTTGGCAAGTTCTTCAATGGGACCACTCGTGCCACCCGAGGTCACTTCATTGTCGACGCCTTCTATACTGATCGCACGGCAGTCTCAGGTATCGCAAGCATCCCGGTAGACGCCACGACCGACCGACCTCCGACCGTTTCCTTCTTCGCTGGTCGCGTTTGGTACGCCTGTAACTCCACCGTCTACTTCAGCCAAGTGCTGGATGACAAGGCGAAGGCGGGTTTCTGCTATCAAGAGGCCGATCCTACCTCAGAAGACATCAGTGACCTGATCGCTTCTGACGGCGGCGTGATCCCTATCCCTGAGATGGCAAAGGCCGTTAAGCTGGTCCCCATGGGCTCAGGCATCCTTGTCTTCGGGACCAATGGCATCTGGTATGTCAGCGGGACGCAGGCTGGCTTCACGGCTACCGACATCAGCGTCTCTAAGGTCAACCCAATCGGAACAGACAGCCCTGACAGTATCGTCGAGGCCGAGGGTCAAATCTTCTGGTGGTCCCGCGTTGGCATCATCGGCATGTCCCAGAAGTCCGGCATGTTCGGGCCTGTGGATGGAGCTTTTGACAGAACCAACGTGTCCGAACAGACGATCCAGTCATTCTACACGCACGATATTCCAGAGACCTCCAAGCGATATGCTAAGGGCGTTTATGATCCGGCCACGAATGCCATCCAGTGGCTGTTCCGGTCCGGCGAGACTCCCAGCTCTTACATGTATGATCGCGTCCTGACCTTCGATCTGACCCTCGGGGCCTTCTATCCGTGGACTATTTCTACGGCCGGTCCTTATATCAGTGACATCTTTATCACGTTGGCATTGAATGAGGTGGCTGATCAAGAGGCCATCAGGAGCACCTTCATCAAGTACCTCTGTGCTGTCCCGGCTACCGGTGGCTACAAATATACCTTCGGGTATTTCAAGAGCCCCGAGTTCGCTGATTGGTACACGTACGACGGTGTCGGCACGGCTTACATGAGTTTCGTCGAGACCGGGTACGAACTACTAGAGGACGCCATGCGGAAGAAGCAAGCACCCCATGTGTTCTGCTACTTCAGGCGGACAGAAGAGAACTACGTGGCTGATGGTGACGACTATACGGTCGATAAACCCTCTAGCTGCTACTTCCAAGTTAAATGGGATTGGGCCAATACGTCCAACTCCAACAAATGGTCTAGTAAAATTCAGGTTTATCGGCATCGCCGTCTGCCCCAATTTTCTGATGAGGACCTAACTTTTGATACCGGCTTCCCCATTATCGTGTCCAAGAACAAAGTTCGTGGCTCGGGCAAGGCGATTCAATTTAGATTTGAAAGCGATGAAATTGGAAAAGACTTTGATCTCCTCGGATGGGCTGTCCCCTTCGAAGGAAACACCGAAGACTAGGTTTGCTACGGCAGCCGACGAAGATCACATCTTGGAGATGGCTAAGGCCTTCTTCGCGTACTCCCCATATAGCGACGTTCAGTTCAACGATGAGGCGGTCCGGGTCCTTGTTCGAGAACTCATGGCTACAGGCTGCATAATCCTGAGTGAACGCGGCTTTATCGCGGGGGCCCTCACGCCTCTCTTCTTTGCGCCTGATATTCTGGTCGCATCAGAGGTGGCGTGGTGGGCCCCCGATGCGGGTGGCACAGAGCTTCGAGCAGCTTTCGAGGAATGGGCTGTCGCGGCCGGAGCCTCCGCCGTCCAACTGTCCACCCTTAATAACAGCTTCGCTAGTCGAATCGCTGGCAACCTGACCGCTAATGGTTATACCCCCGTTGAAGTCCATTACTTGAAAGCTTTGTAATGTCCGCCCTGAATGGTTTCTTTCAATACAAGTCCTATAAGGCCCAAGAGAAATCAGCGGCCTTCCAGCGCCAAGCAGCTGAACTCCAGCAGAAGCAGGTCAATCTGCAGAATGCTCGTGCTAAGCGAGATGCTGTGAGAGAGGCCCGTATCGCTTATGGCACTGCACAGAATACCGCTGCCAACCAAGGTGTCTCGGCTTCGTCCGGCTCGCAAGGTGGCCTGAGTTCTATTGCAGCGCAGGCGGCTGACAATGTTAGCTTCCTCGACCAATATGGCTTCTATTCTGACCAAGCTTCCAAGGCGTTGGGTAAGGCTAGCGTCCAAGACTCTAAGGCTCGCGGATACGCAGCTGTCAGTAGCTTTATCACTAATGTCCAGAATACTGGCGCTAAGTTTATGGGTGGCTAATGAATCTTTTTGAAGAGCCGACGCCCGATCTGTTCAGTCAGCTCGGCAATGAGGCCCCTGCCCAAGAGCGTGCTCTAGACCCTGATGCAGCTAGGCGCACGGCACAACTTGCAGCTCTCGCCAGCCCCGGTGTGTCTGAGCAGTCGGAAAGCATCTTCGACTCCATGGATCGTCGGGCTCAGTCGTATCTGGATCGCATCGAAGCGGTCGGAGAGTCCTCGGTACGTTCCGAGATTGCAGCCGAGCGTACACAGAATCGTGCCGATGCTCTCGCCCAAGTTCTGCAAGATAATCTGCCGGACGGCGACCCCGAGCTAGTTCAAGGTTCTGCCGAAGCCTATGCCAATCTCGTGCAACTCGACGCTCGTGAAGAGCAGGACTATGCGCTGGAGCAACAGGCCGTACGGAACATCCAAGACCTGGCCGCCCGTGGTGACGTCAACCAAGCCCGAATCATGCTCAGCAATCTGGAGCATGGCGGTGCACTTGATGTCATTGCTGACTATAATGCCAAGCAACTTATCCTACAATCGGCCATCGATCGGGCCCGCTTTACCCAACAAGACCAGAGCTGGATTCGTGACGTAGCGGACTTCGCGCTCTCTGTCATCCCTGCCTATTCGCCCAGCCGCACCGGTAACGTTGACGTTGCTGATTCGGTACGCAACTGGTACGACAGTTTCTTCTCAGGTGAGCGTTACCAGAACGAGGCCGACGCTCTTTGGGATATGAGCCCTGCCGACCTGAGCAAGTTCGTTAACGGAGACTTCCTCAAGAACCTCCATGAGAACGCCACGATGTTCGGGTACACCAACAACACCGAACAGCTAGAGCTGATGTCCGGCCTCGTCGACAGGACGCCAAGCGCCTTTGAGACCAATGCGTGGGCCGCTGCTGACATCGCCGGATTCGTTCCGTGGACTAAGGCCGCCCGGCTGGGTGGCGGTATTGCCAGCACCATGCTGCGCTCGGGGGCCAGACGTGAGGCTGCTGAGTTGACTGTTAATGCGGCTCGCTCGATCATGGCCGAGACTGCAGAGGCTTCGACCCGCTCCGGCATGACGCTGGATAACGTGGCTAATAACCTTCAAGTCTCGGCGGTAGCTCCCGAAGGCTCGCTGAGTCGTGTGCCAATTGCTATGGATTCGGCGGCCATCCTCGAACGTGGTCAGGCCCTAGTGGCTGCTCGCGTGGACCTTGAAGCTAGTGCACGTCTGACGGCTGAAGAACTGGCCCATGCTGAGCAAGTTACGGCCCAGCGACTGCAACGTCAATTCGGCCGTGAGGTCAAGGACGTTCGTGTCAATGATCTGGAGCTGTCTGGCAATAGCCGCGTCCATCGTATCGAGTTCACTCTTGGTCGTAAGAATGGCGGCGGCTTTGCTAGCGAAGGTCAGGCCAATCGTTACGGCGGTTCCATCGGTATGACCGGAGAACCTATTCAAGATGAAGCGGGCCAGTGGTTCTACAAGGTCGTTGAGGATATCCCGGAGACGGGCTTCTTCACGCAGCTGTTGAATGTCAAGACCCCGAGTCCGATGCGGTTCGCCCTTAACGCTCGCAACGTCGGTGACACGCATCTTGCTGATGCCGCTGCCCGTGCTGGTAACGCTCGCAACCGCCTGCTGAAGACCCTCGTGGAACCCTACGAGAACACCTTCCGATCGCTGCGTGGCGAAGAGCGCGATGCTGTGGCTCAAGTGCTGCAGGCTGGCGACACTCTTGGTACTTGGTTCGAGCCGGACCAACTGTCTACGCTATGGCACCGTGCACACAAGCGCGCTCCTACTGTGCGAGAACTGGACGCCTATCAGGCCGCCCGCGACATCAATGATATGGAGTATGCTCTTCGTAATGATGATCTCTACAAGGCTCGCCAAGTCAAAGGCTATCGCACTGCCAGTTTCGATACGGGTCTCGGCCGCGTTGATCGTGCGAATGTTATCATTGACCGGGAACTGAAGGCTAAGCCAACCCAGACTCGCATCTATGATGTCTCGGCCAAGAAGCACTACGTCGATGACACGGCAATGACCCAGCGCCAATGGGATCGACTGCGTGGCCAGGGCTATCAACTCGTCACGCTGGAGCATCCGCTACAGATGGCTGACGGCACCACCATCAAGAACTTCCTCGTTAAGGGGAAAGACATGGCGGTCGAGAACCTCAAGCGTGAGCAACTCTCGTATCGTGCTGGCGGTCACCGTATGTATCGCGGCAAATACTTTGTCAAACAAACCGTCTATGGCCGCCAGATGGATACCGGTAAGGAGTTCCTTGAGAACCCCAATACCTATATCGCTGCTGAGACTCGTGGCGAGGCTAAGTTCTGGGCTTCTCGCATGGAGGCTGCGCGCTTGGCCCACCTCGATGGGGCGGACCTAGGCGTGATAGATGATATCCTCGGGGGCCACGCTGGCCTTCCCGATGCCAAAGAGTTTGTCCGTCTAATGGATAGCCCCGAGGGGGCCTTCCAGAAGAATACTAAATTCGATGTTTACTTCGATCGGGAGATGCCTGACGAGTATCTGACTAATGGCCAAGGCTTGGAATTCGTTGACCCGGAAGATACCGGTTTCAATGGCTTCCTGCGCACCACTGGTCGCATGTACACAGGCCGCAAGGGCGAGGCTCTGCCGGACTACCGAGGCCAACAGGCGGTCCTCCTAGACCCCTATGAGACCATCAACCGTAGCCTCATGAACATCTCGGCCCTGACCTCCTTCGGTGACTACAAGGTCCAGTCCGTCGAACGCTGGATGAAGACCTTCGGCAAATATCTCGATAAGACTCACACCCCCGATGATTGGTCCGATATGCGACTGTTCATGGAGGCTCCGCTCATTAAGGGCGGTAATGACAACGTAGCCCGTATCCGTAATGCGGCTCTGGCTCAACGTCAAGTCATTAAGAGAACTCTTGGTTGGAAGACTGAGAACGATCTGCGCGCCGAGCAATGGGGGCGGCATCTCAGTGAATGGGTGGCTGGTGATAAGATTGAAGGCGTCCTGCCATCGGTCCGTCGCTTCGCCTCTGGTGTTGACTGGATCGCCGACAAGAACCCTATCAGTGCTCTTAGGTCGTTTGCCTTCGATCTCAAGCTAGGCCTGTTCAACGTAGCGCAATTGCCACTGCAGCTTTCTACGGCTGTAGCGGCGACTGCCATGTCCCCTAAAGTGGGCATGAAAGGCTGGGCTATGATTGCACCTATGCGCTTTGTCCTTGGTGGCAAAGTGTTGACAAAGGAAGCCCTTGAGGGTCGTCTAGATGAACTCGTCAAGCGCGGGGTCCACACCCTCGGCGGCTTCTCAAGTGCACAGGAGTTTAAGCAGTTTGCTAAATCGGCCTCGCGTTCGGGCTTCTTTGATCTTGGCGGGACTCATGGTCTTATGGATCACTATGGTCCTCATGCAGCTTTGGACGGTTTCCAGAGCGGCGTTCAACGGGCTCGTGAGGCTGGGCGTTTCTTCTTCTTCGAAGCGGAGCGTTGGAACCGTATCGTAGCTTGGCGTATCGCTTGGGACGAGGTCATGCAGCAAGGTCTGAAGCCCGGGTCTCCCGAGTTCGCAGCTAAGCTGGCTGGCCGTGCCGAAGAGTTCTCCTTCAACATGTCGCGAGAGTCTCAGGCTTGGTGGCAGAAGGGCCTTCTCAGTATCCCTACTCAGTTCTGGGCCTACAACGCTCGGATGCTGGAAGCGATGACTGTTGGCAATTTTACGGCAGAGCAGAAGTTCAGACTGTTCCTCAGCCAAAGCCTGCTCTATGGTTCGGCCGGTATTCCTGCCGCTGGTGCCATCAGTGCCTTTGCTAAGGGTAAAGACCCGAGTCTGGCTCTTGAAGGCGGGGCACTCAACCTCGACCCTAACCCGCTAAATAGTCCTTTTGCCACACTCGATCGTGGTTTGGTGGATCAAGCTATCCTGTCTATGACGGGTGATGTTGATGTCCAAGTCGGCGCTCGTTATGGCACCGGAAGTTGGCTCACTGAGCTGGCAAAGAATATCTTCGGTCTCTCTTCCTATGGTGAGGTCTCCGCTGCCGATATGCTTGGCGGTGCTACCTACAACATCATGGGCAAGGTTGGCGGTGATGTCATTCGACCGATCGTCGAGTACATGGCGGCTGAGAGTGGCGACCAAGGAATGCCTATTAGGCGCGAGGCGCTTGTTCGTCTTGCCTCTAACGTGTCGTTCCTCGGTAACGGCTACAAGGCCTACATGGTGCACCAGTACGGTACGCTGCGTTCTGGCAACGGGACGACACTAGTGGATGATCTTCCGTCTGGTGTTGCCTTCGCCACCATGCTGGGTATCAATCCCGGTGAGATGGACGAGATCACGGCTATCAGCTCCTTCCGGGCCAATCGCTCGGAGGCCATTAAAGAGGCCACTAAGGTCTTCAATAACTACCGTGTTGACTTGGCCAATCGCCCCGATCAGCGCGAAACGATAATGGAAGAAGTTAATCTGTTCTCTAGGATGCTTCCTCCCGATATCCGTCAGGCCGCCCTTGAGCGTGCCCAAGGTGACACTAACCCGAGCTTGTATGCCGGACTAGTTGAATACTACGAGAAGCAACAAGCAGAAACGGAAACTAATGGCCAAACTAACTGAAACCTTGAATAGCGTCAATTCCGGTAAGCCGATTGTTGATCCGGGCCCTGCTGGACCTAGTGTCCTCGGGGCTCTGGCCAACTTCGGTTCCGGCGTTGCTGAGAGCTTTTCCCAAGGCCTTGATCTGTCCAACCGTATGGGTGCGCGGGCGGACCAAGAGGCTGAGGCTCGTCGTCAACAGCAGACCCGAGATGCCCTGAATGCTGCGGCGCAGAGCCATCTTGATGTCGGCTTGCAGGCTACGCGTGATGCTGAGTCCTCGCGCAATGTCACCATGTTGAATGAGGCGGCGGCTCAGTTCGCTGTCCCCACTAACGTCGGTGATGCGGCCCGCAACCTTGTCCGCACTATGCAGGCGGTTAGACAGGGTCGGGTCGGCCCCGGTACGTACGATCTTCAGCTCGAAGCCTCTATGAATACTTTGTTCCAGCAGTTCCCGGAACAGAGGGCTCAGATTGCTCAGTACTTCAAGAGCCAAGGCATTGACCACTATATGTTCAGGGCTCTCGACGCTGATGCCCAGATGGCTCAGACGGAGGACAATGCTCAGGCCGCCGCCTACCAGTCGCAGTACAACGTTGCCGCCGAGGCTGGGGCTATTACTGGTGAGATGCCTCTGGAACAGGGTGCTCGCCGTGGCCGGAAGATCATTGCCCGTCGTGCAGAGATCGAGGCCAACAAGGCTGAGTATGAACGAATGGTTTCTGATAGGACTCTTCGTCGCGAGGACCTAGAAGCGGCCAAGGAGGAGCTCAGTCTCAATACCGTCAACAATATGATTGCTGAGTACGGCCAGATCATCGGCCCCAATATGGAGCGAATGCAACTGGCTATCGCTGGGGCCGGTACAGATGCCGAGCGTCAGGCCATGCTAGGCGAGGGTCGTATCGCGGCTCGGGCGGCCCTAGAGGCTCTCCGTGGTCGTGCGCTTAATGATGTTGCAGCCACTGGCAACTCGGCCGATGCCCGCAAGCAGGTCGACGAGTTCTTCACCAATCAGATCAGCTCGCTTGACGCTCTCTTTGATACGTCATTCGAACAGAACTCTGCTGCTGCTCGTAGCCTCTCCTCTGGTCTGTCCATCGATATGGGACGGGCTCTGCCGATCTATGGCCGGCTGACTGCCGCGCTGGGTCAAGCTGGTGCTAATGCCATCATCAACGATCTGGTGACTGGTGTTCCCGGAATTGACGCTTCGATGCTTCAGTCTGCCCGCGATGAGGTCCGCAACTTCGACCCGACTAATCCGCGTGGTACAATGTCTTTGGCCCGCGCTATCGGCTATCTTCGAGGCGACACCAACCTTCGAGACCTTAATGCCGAAGAGGCTCCGGCCTATATCCGTCTTAACGCTGCCGCTTTGAGGGCCAACCAGACAGCCTTGATCGGTGGCAATACTGCAGCTCTTCGTCCGTGGCAAGTCGCCTTTGGTAACACCGTTGAAGCTACGCTGGAGCTAACCCCCACTACGGCGGCCCCAGAGGCTCTGGCTCGTGCTACTACGCTATTCGCTACGCCTGAAGCTCGTAGGGCTCTGGACATTGCTGTCCGCGAAGACCCTGAATACGGGGAGGCTCTCGCAATGGCCAGTCGTAATGCTGCGGCCCACACACTTAACATCGCACAACGCGGTCGCCCTGAAGATGGCCCCTTCGTTATTGATTACAATACGGCCCAACGTCAGTTCCGCCCTGTCCTCACTCGTCAATCCTACGACAGGTGGGCGGCACAACAGAACGAAACCTTCAGGGCCGGTCGTGGTGCTGCTGGCGCTATGGCTGGCGGTATGCTCCCGGGAAATCTGGGCTCCGTCCCATCCTTTGAAGAGATGCGTCGTCAAATCCCAACCGGCATAACTCAACGACTGACGGCCCTCAATAATAGCCTTGCCCACCTTGTCCTCACTGACAAGTACGACGAAGCTATCCCGAGTAACCTCACGGGTGCTGAGCGTCAACGTCTTTACGCCGAGGGCGCCACTCCAGCTTCCATGGCTCGTGCTGGACGTTCTCCGACACAGGCGACTGAGTTCGAGCGTCTGAGGTCTGCGGCTACTACCGGGTTCCAGAATCTCCTGACGGAGACTGTGACGGCACCTAGGACTGAGAACACCAACGGTGTTGATAGGTCTCGCATCATGAACTACGAAGCTCGTGATGTCGGTATTCCGGCCGTCCCTGAAACGGTCAGGACCCTCGGCGACGCGTCTGACTTTGCCCGACAAGTTAACCGGGCGGGTGCTGACTCAAGCGCCATGGGCACCTACCAGATCACTGGTGACACCTTGAGGGACTTTGCCCCGCGTGTCTTCGGCGATAACTGGACTGATGTCACATTCGATGCTACTGCACAAGAGCGTATTGCTGAAGCCATCTTCAATGCGGCCAAGCATAGTGCCGATGCACTTAGGGGTCGCTGGGTCTCACTGAGTCCTGCCGAAGCCGAACGTGTCCGTCAACTGCCTTGGTCACAGGCTAAGCGTATTATTGCTCAAGGTGAGTCCGGCTAATGACTAAGATGCCACAACTGATTCTGGACGCTAAGGCTTGGATGGCCCGTGGCGTCTGGAATCCCGATGAAATCTTCCTGTATATTAACAGGGATTATCGGTACGTACACTACGCCACTATTCGTAAAGCCATCCATATTGCTAAATCGGAAATATTCGCATGAACGAGAATGATCTCGAACTAATTAAAGAACTGCGCCGCGATGAGGGCGTCATTGACCATGCCTACCAAGATAGCCTCGGCTACTGGACCATTGGCGTGGGGCGACTCATAGATAAGCGTAAGGGCGGCAAGCTCACGGACGCAGAGATTGACTATCTGCTGATGAATGACATCAAGGAATGCGTCGAAGACCTCGATAAGCACTTGCCTTGGTGGCGCTCTCTTTCTGACGCACGTCGTCGGGTTCTCGTTAATATGCGATTTAATCTCGGCATGGCTGGTCTTCTCGGTTTCAAGAACACACTACGGTTCATCGAAACTGGTGACTATAAGAGGGCCGCCTCCAATATGCTTGTGTCTAAGTGGGCTAGGCAGGTTAAGGGTCGGGCCAATCGCTTGGCTGCGATGATGGAGAACGGCTAATGAAGTGGGAAAAGGGCCGTCGGGCTGGTAACATTGATGATAGACGTGGCCGCAACAGGCCGCTTCTGGACCGCGTAAGGCTTGCCACTCGGGTCCCCGTTGACTGGATTCGCACTATAGGACAACCTCGACAAGGCCTCAGGTCCGGCACTGTCTCAACAATGGGAAGACGATGAACCTACCTTGGACTGACCTAATTACTCAAATCGGGGCTGCCGTACGTCAAGTGCTGCCGAACCCCGAGGCCCAGCGCGAGTTCGATCTCAAGATCATGGAACTGGCGGCCAAGGCCGAGGAGAATGAAACTCAACTGGCTCTTGGTCAGATTGACATCAACAAGGCCGAGGCGACACATGCCAACCTCTTTGTTGCTGGATGGCGACCCTTCATTGGCTGGGTCGGGGGCGTGGCCCTAGGCTATACGTGGATCGTGTCCCCATTGCTTAAGGCGATGTTCGGTCTCGATGAACTGCCCGCGCTTGATGCTGACCAAATCTGGCCTATTATCGCGGCCATGCTGGGTCTCGGCACGATGCGCTCCTTTGAGAAGTCGCGTGGTGTCGCTACTTCGGTTAACGGGACAACCCCGGTTCCGAGGCAGCCTATTCCGGCAGACCTTGACGGTCTAGTATAAACAGAAAAAGGGCCACCTGGAGTTTCCTCTAGGTGGCCCTTTTATTTAATTATGTGTCACAACATGTTGGATATCCAACTTAGATATACTATCTTGTTGTGCAGCTGTAACACCCTTCAGCCTGTAGGCGTGGGTAAAAATATCACCACAAAAGAGCTGAACATTAAAATACCAACATCGATCTCTAATGTCATACTCCCATTCGGTGTTGGATCTAAATGATTTCACAGAATCCTGCTGCACAGGCTAACTCCTGACTTCCAGTTGTATTATCTTCTAGCTCGAACTCACTTAGCCTCTCCCACTCAATGCGGGCGGGGCTTTTTTGTACCCAAGCGTCATATTCGTCTTTAGTTATTTCTTGGTACGGCGCTTGCTTGTAGGTGTGTTCGCTGTAAGGAAGAAATGACACGCCAGAAAGAATGTCCCAATTTTTCCAAACCCAAGCTTGGACATCGAGCCATTCATCTTCTTTGACGTTGACGGTAATAGAGGGCTTGTGTTCACACCATTCTTCTTGGAGAACTTTCCAAATTTCGAGGTGATCCACAGCACTAATATCCGCCCGAACAGTGGCCCCATCAGGTGCGCGTTGAGGGAAGCTAAATACCACCGTATCCTGAGGCTTCGTGATGTCAGGCTCATTCGGGACGCCCTGCCCAATAAGGAATTGGGTGAGCGGGTCTTTGATGTCACCGCGAACTGTACGCACATAATACTCAGCCCAGCGAGGGTGAATACCAGAAGCAGAGTCAACAAGCTGAGAAACAGTACCCGAGGGTTTAACACAAGTAGTAGCAGTAGACTGAGGTATGCCAAGATATTCAGCCCACGTCTTATTGGTCTCAACCACGAGGTCCCGAAGCTCATTAAGCAGAGCCTTGTCAGACCATAGAGTAGGATGGTCAAGAATGCCGGTAAGTGATACACCGAGCAGCCTTTCTTCTTCCGTGTTGGTCTGCCAGATTTTGCGCAGATACTTGAAGTTGGTTAGGGTTGACTGGAGGGTTCCGAGAATCGTGGCAGCAATCACTTTATCTCGAAGAGTTTCCCTTGTGTCATCAGTTCGGACCACGATCTCCGAGAGATTACAAAATTGGTAAGGCCGGAGAATAATTTCGCTGCAAGGGTTGGTACCAAACTCGATATCGGATACATCTCGTCTACCGTTTCGGGCGGCTTGAGCGCGGCTTGCAACTCGGTTAAATAGGCCTCGTTCACCGGAATGGCTGTCGTATAGTGATTTCCATTCAGCAAGGAAGACACTTGTATCTGGTCGTTCGTTATATGAAGCTGAATTGTTAGCGAGAGCGCGTTGCACGCTTCCTTCCCACCAATTTCCTGATTTTGCATTTCGCATCCTATCATCATTGACATCAGACAAAGAGATCATGGCCGAACGACGAACACCGCCGACAACGACGACCTCCCCGATCTTGCACATGATGTCGTGACATTCTA